TCAGTGGTCGGATCATGACCGGCACAACGCCTACGACGGCGAGGTCTATTGAGATCTGGTGCGTCGCAGCTTTGGACAACGCAGCACCGACGTACCTTGCTGGCTTCGGTGCCAGTGATGCAGCAGGACCAACGCTGATCTTGGAAAATAAAAACAACGTGTGTAAGTTGGTATGGTCAATGTCCACTGTTGCCACAAGTGACCAAGCCTATTCGTTTGGCGCAGTATCAATTGCAGCGTTGTTCAATGGTGTTTGTCCGCCGAGGTTCGTGTTCTTCGTCACACATGACACGGGTGTCAACCTGAATGCGACAACAGGTAACCATCAGCTTCGACTACAACCGATCTTCGAAACGGTGACATAATGCAGTTGTATAAGTACGCAAATCTATGGGGCGGCTGCGTTGGTGCTTGGTGCCCTTCGCAGGATCGTAGCCGCAGTACGATCCTCACGGACTTCAGCCGATACAATAATCACGGCACGCTGACAAATGGGCCGGTGTGGAGCACGAGCACAGGTCATCGGTCGATGCTTTTTTCCGGAGGTGGTACAGACATGGTAGTGATCGCAGAAAGGCTGTACGAGCGAGTAGGCTTTTCGTGCTGGGTGTATCCAATAACTCTTGCAGTTCAACGCGGAATATGCACGGCTGGCCCTAACTTAGAAGAGCCAAGTTTTGCGATGAGTCTAAAAACAAGCGGTCTCATAGAGGCATTTCGCGGAGTACACACTGTATCGACGGCTTCGATTACGGCAGGAGTGTGGTCCCATATAATGGTATGGTCAGACGGGGCGACTACGTCATTTTTCATAAACGGAAAGCATTCAAACACGGTAGCGGACCTCATCGATAAACCACAACAATCGGAATTCTACATCGGAAGAAACTATTGGGGTGCGTTCAACGGACATATAACCGACGTGCGACTTTATCAAGACGATCCACGCCCTTTCGTCAGTCTGTTAGCCCTACGTCGCGGCATCGCGTACGAAACCGTTCGCCGCCGATCGTATTCACTGCCGGGTGGCGTGGCGGCACGAAGACGCCAATTGCTGAAAGGAATTTGACATGGCCACTCAAACAATCGAATTCTACGCATCAGTCGGTATCTCGTCTGTTAAGCTATACGCGATCGGCTCTGAGGTCGTTGTCGCGTCTGTCGTACCAGCAGGGCAGGCGAACCCAAATATCTGGCGCGGAGTGTTCACTGATATTCCTGCTGGCCACTATCAACTAAGGCCGTTTATCGGAACGGCAGTGATGGGTTTTCAGTACGTCACTTTGACGCTAACGACGGCGACATTCATTGCCTATGAGCTTCCGGGGTCACTCTTTGTTGTACCGAGTGGCGGCGTCAGTGCTGCTGTGGCATCGTCAGGCATTGATGCCACCATAACTGGTATGCCAACGTTTCTACGGCAGGGTGACGCGCGTACGGTGTCAAATGGCTATGCCATCCCTATTCGCATGTACGATGCCGCGACAAATGCCCTGATGTTCGGTATAGGCACACGGTTGTTTGCGGATGCCGTAATCACGTTCTCCCTGCGCCGCCCGTGGGTGTCTGGGGTCGAAGAGGCTGAGATCACATGTACGTGGGTGGCTTCAGGGTCTGATGGCTATGTGCAAGTGGCCTATGAAGCCGCTGCGCTCGCCAGTTGTGTAGCAATGGACGTTCTCAAGGAAAAAGAGAATCATCGCTGGGGTGTTAAGTTCCAATGGGGCACGGCTGATCCGATCACTTTGCTGTTCGGTCGCATACCCGTGGTGAGTCAAATCTGTTCAACTCAGTAAAATTCACCTTGATCGTATATGCCAGAGCGTGAAGTATCGTTATGCTGAGTCTCTCAGCCAAGTGTCTTCGTAGTTTATCGAATTCTGAATTTAAAAAGGTCTTTGACAGATGGCTCAATACACATTGCCGGCAACCGGCCAGTTAGTAGACACGAATTCTGGTGCAGCGACAGATGCTACCCAGCGCCTCATTACCGCGAGTAATTCGCCGGAGGTGGTGAGCGTGGCGTCCTTGGATACAAAAACGCCATCACAGGTCGCACACGGCACGGCGGATGCCGGGTCACCGCTTAAAGTTGGTGGTGTGGCAAGAACTGCATGGCAAGCGGCAGTGGCAGGAGCAAGCCGTGTAAATGCCAGTTACGACAAATACGGTCGGATGCTTATCGCCAACAATCCACGGGATCTGCGGTCAGCACAGCACACAGTGATCACAAGTAGTGTGGCTGAGACAACGATTATCACAGCGGGTGCGGCTGGTGTGTTCAACGACTTGTCGGCATTGATTATTTCCAACACGTCAGTTACGGCGTGCAATGTGACAGTAAAGGATGCGACGGCAGGCACAAATCGATTCGTCATTGCAGTGCCGGCGGGTGGAACTGTTCAGGTCGTAGTGCCATCGAGTGACGCTCACAAGCAAGCGGCTGCGGCTGCGAACTGGACGGCAACATGCAGTGCCTCAGTGGCGTCTATCTCAGTCACGGCCATGTTTGTGGCTAACGTTGACGCTTGATTTGCGTGTCGTTACGTGGAGTGGATAAATGACGATACTGCTTTTAATGGGTGCTCCGGACGTGACACCCGTTACGGTCACGGACAATGCACTAGCAATCTTCAAAGCTGCTGACTTCTCATATCAGTTCCGCGTGATGACTGTTGCTGGTGTGGGCGTGGATATCACGAGTGCGACGTTCAGTGGCATGTTTCGCTGGCAGTATGCGGATGTGGCACCAGTGTTTGACCTGTCTGCGTCAGGGATATCGATAGTGGTCGCTGCTGGCGGTACGGCGAAGATTGTCATTACGAGCGCAGCAACGTCTGCGGCGGTGGTGCCGACAAATGTTGTTCAGGATGTGTTCTCAGGCAGCATCCCGATTTATTATGACATTAACATGACGTTGAGTGGTGTCAAATACCGCGTTCTGCGAGGTGTTGCGAAGTATTACCGAAGTGCGTTGCCGTAATTGGAGATTGAAAATGGCTGATAAGTTTCGAGTGATGTTGTTCGGGATGCTGACTTCCAAAAAGGCGTTGGCGACGGCGGCTGGCTTGATCGTGGCGAGTCTCGGTCGATATGGGCTTGGCATTCCGGAAGACACAGTAATTCAGATTCTCGGCATTCTGGCGTCGTTCGTCGTTGGTCAGGGTATTGCAGACATCGGCAAGGTGGCTGTGCCTGCGACGTTTGTCGAAGCCTTGAAGGCGATGGTCGTGACGCTCTGTACTGACAAGAAGTCTCTAGCGGCGTTGGTAGCGATTCTGGTGACTACGGCAGGTCGCTACGGGCTTGGGATTCCTGAAGACATGGTTCTCAAGTTGATCAGTTCGTTGAGCGTGTACATGGTCGGCCAGGGCGTGGCTGAAGTTGGCCAGAAGGCTGATCCTGTAAGTGGCGGTGTTTCGTCTGGGGCTGTGGTGGTGAATGTAAGGGGGCGATGAGATGTTTGCGACTGTTACTGTAGATTGGTCAATTGTTGCCGGCGGTGGTCTGCTGCTGGCTGGGTTGCTTGGAACGCTGGCTGCGTTTGGCAGCAAGGCGATAGCGTGGCTGAACAAGCCACCGTACGCGCCAGTAGCGTCAAGCCGTCTTGCGCCAGTGAATGACAAAGCATCAGTTCCTGTGACTCGTGGTGCAGACGACGCACCTCCTGTGGGGTCTGTGGATTGGGTGTGTGACATTGTCGGCGCTATGGGGTTAGCCGAGCCAAAGACGATCCTGATGGCACTGATGGATGGTACGACGCGGGATCAGGCACGTATGGTTCGGATCGCCGAACTGGAGAAGTCAGCAAGGCCCGCTGGCCCTGTGAAGTCAGTCGCTGTTACGGAGTCAAGTCCATGAACTGGCTAAAGCTATCGCCGCTGTTGCTGATCATTGGCGGCGTTCTGTTACTGGACGGCGGCAAAGGCATTGTTCCAGGTCCCGGTCCAGTTGATCCGGCAGACTGTCTATCTGAATGCCATGTGGCTGACAGGGCGAGTCAGGTGTCGATTCTGCGAGACGCGGCATTGCAACCACGAGACACCGTCGATGCGAGGATCGCGTTGGTCAAGTGGGTAAACGAGAGGCGGATTCCCGCAAGAACAAACGACTGGATTCCGTACACAGACGAAGTTGCAAAGGCGATCGAAGCTGGCACGTTGTCGCAGTTGGCAGATACGCTTGAGAACAAATAAAGGCGGTGTTCGGATGAGTGATTTTACCGGCTACCCAATTGAACTTGAAGATAAAGCATTCATTGCGACTCTGCCTCGCGAAATAGAAATTCTTGCCATGCGAGGCACGTACAATGAGGTGCGTCTTGATCCTCGTGCTTTGGCAATCGTTGAAAATCAGAAAAAGCAGGGCTCTTGTGCCGGGCACTCCCTTTCGTCTGTCCTTGAATGGATCTACGTTGTCATTCAGGGGAAGCCAGAGTGGTTCGCGCTTAGCAGAGCTATGGGATATTACGAAGCACAGCGTATTTCTGGTATTCGTGGTGACAAGGGCTCAACAATAACTGGTGGCGTGAAGTTAGCAAAGACGGTCGGCTTGTGTCGTGAAGAGCTCTGGCAATATCCATCACAGTACAATCCGACGAGGCCGCAGAACTATCAGGCGGTTTTGGAGGATGCGGAAAACTACATCGTCGGAAGTGAAACAGCAATCACGAGCTACGAAGGATACAGGACGTTTCTCGGTGCTGGTCTTGGTGGGATTCATCAGGGTATTGGCTGGAACTCAAGTGTTGACCGGTCTCTCGTTGAGACGTATTCGAACAGTGGTGGTGGAGGTCACTCTATCTGTGCGTTGTGCTTATCTAAGCGGTTGGACTCGAAGGGTGAACCATATGCATGGATTCTCAATAGTTGGTCGAATACGTGGGGCCAGAATGGTTGGGCTGAGTGGTCGCCAACCGCAATCAGGCAAATGTTGAAGTCGCGGAGTACAACATTCATCGGATTGTCAGATATGCCAAACATGAAACCGCGTGAATACACACTGGAAAACATGCAGAAAGATTTGAGGATTTAACCATGAGATACGTACTCGTTCTATTACTTGTCGCCGCAGGATGCAGCGAATCAAACGAATTATCTACATTGAAGTCCGCTTTGCGAGACTCATCATCGCAGGTGATTGCGAGCACAACAGAGACGACATTGATTGTCAAAGAGCAGACGGAAACGCTCAAGGAGAACACTCAGTCACTGCGGGATCTTGCGGAGAAGATTGACACACTGAAAGCAGCACAGGCAGTCCCCGAAGCTAAACAAGTGGAGGAGGTGATCCAGTCTGCTGATGACACGGAGCCAGGCAATAAAGCGAACGATGCGCAACCTACAACGACGATCGTTGCCAAGCCTGGTTCCGTGCGTCTTGTGCCTGCCAAGGTAAAAATGGCATGGAATATCGACGGCAACTGGAATCCGAGTTTTCAGGAGACATCCAGGCATCTGCGTGAATCTCACGGCATGAACGTGGATGGTCTGAGTCACCAGCAGTTGCATGATCTGCATCGAGACTTGCATGAGGGCAGAGTTAAGGCGAACGCTGTTAAATCGAAATCGGTACAGGTGATGAGCGGAGGATCGTCATGTCCTGGTGGAGTTTGCCCAACGAACTCAAGGCAGTCTCGTAGAGGGTTGTTTGGACGCCGACGATAACCTGAACTTTGGAGATACCAATGCCATTGCTGACAATCATGGAAGAGATGAAATCGCCTGTCAACGCGATGATCTTTGATCTGTTTCATAAGGGTAGCCTGACAGTTGGTGGTCGCGAAATACGACTCGGCACAAGGGCACTGCCTGTGCCGGTCGTGAAGGGTGATTGCATCGTGTGGACATTCGCGAAGCCGGTGAAGGTGTCAACACCAGGTCCAGATCAGTCGGTGTATGAAATACGGCAGTATCGGGATCGAATAGAGCTGTCGATTGGCATGTTGGCTGACGTGACAATCATGGTGAAGGAATAGCCTGACTCAAGTTGTGTCAGGAAGTGTTAAGTGACTCAGCCGGGATATCCGGTGGAAAGAGTGGGCGTTATGCCTGAATTTATTGATGAGTTGGAAGTAAAGAAGCACGTTCGAATGAAGTCCGAGTTAGGATCAATAGACGTGCATTGTTCCGACAGTAGGATTGGGGCGTGGTTATCAAGCGAAGGTGACAGCATCGGTGTGTTCAAATGTGGCAATAAATTCAGCATTGCAATCTACGCGAAAGAAACAACGCGTCCGGTCGTTGCGCTCACCACAGTTGGCCTACAGTTGCTTGATGTGAAGGGAAACCCTGTAGTGTTCACGTGGTCTGATGTGCTGAAGAAACTACAGTCGTAACACACATGCGTGCAGTTAGTCTAAGCCTTGTCAGTTCGACCTTCGTTCTGGCAAGGTTTTATCTGAGTGATGAAAGATACTGGTAACAGAATGAGCGACTCGCGTGATAGCGTGGCATCCGTCCTGCACGGCATTGTACTTACGCTCAAATCAATCAGTGACGTTGAGATCAAGCAGATGGAGCCTATGGATCGTGAGCGATTGCGTAGGCTGTTGATCGACCAGGCGATGAGAATACGACGCTAATAGGCACAGGGTTACAACATGAGCCGAACGGTTAAAGAATCTCTTGAGAGTGTCGCTGGTGTAGTGTTTGAATGCAGCAGTGATGCTCGTGCTTATGGTAAAGGTGGCATCTGGTATACATGGAAGCCTGATTCTGCACGAAGGTTTCCAGAGGATGTCGCCAGTGTGTTTATAGTGATGCCTGTCAACTGGAATGAGTCCGATGTTTTACAAAGCGGCATCGTCTGTGAGTGGACAGTCGATTGTCTAAACCAATGTGGTGCGAGATGGATACTGTCAGGGACGAAAAAGGAACCAACATTATCGCCAAGTTTGCACTGGGTTGGTGTATGGCATGGCTGGCTACAAAACGGCCAAATAAAGACTTGTTGAAGAAGTGAGGTTCGATCATGCCCGCAGTATTCACCCAGAGTTACCAGAACAAGATCGAATCTGCCGTCTTGATCGAGTTCGATTGTGCGCCGCTTTCGTCAGGTGTACGTCGGGAAGACAAGCATCGTCGCCGTCGCCGTGAAGTGGTCACAGGTGTTCATAGCGAATACTTTATCGTGATGAACGGTGAAAATCCGCCGCAGAGCCGAAAAGAGGCGATTAGTGCCACGGTCGGGGCGATTGCGATGCTTCTGCAATTCATTTTTCCGCAGTATGCGTTGATGATCAAGATTGCTGGCTGGATATGGGATTTCACACATGAATGACAGAATGCTGCACTTGCCACCATTGAACCGTGGGCTGATCGACGCCTGTCGCTTTTGCGGATCTCAACACGGAAGCGGCGCGTGGTGCAAGACGTGTGGTTGCCCGATACTGTACAGAGTCGTGTATCCTGATTTGCCACCTGTTCCGGCGCATACGACACAATGCCGCATGAGCAGGTCATAGTGTCGCAGTCAAGCGACTGTGCTACTTGTAGGGTGGTTATTTTGCAATAAATACAAGAACTCCCGATAAAAGTGTGTATTGCCACATTATGGCATCGTATCTATGATAGCCTGACCGACATTGAGCGTTGTGCTTTACGTGGTTTGGCTTTTTTAGGTCGTTATTGGTGTCACAATGGTTATTGGGAAGCGTGATGATTTTGTGGAGATTGTGTCGTTCGAGATTCCACGTGAACAGGCAGACAGATTGCGTCGGCTGGAGGGGCGAGATCCGTCTGATATCGCTCGCAATCACCTGATTGGCTTTTACGAAGACAATCGCCGCACGTCGATTGAATTGATCGCTACGTCTCTTGGATGGCTGCCAGAGGTGTATCAGGCGATGGTGAAACACGTCGGGCGTGGTGCAGTGAGCCACTTTATCCGCGAAGCCACGTATTCGTACGCGACTCACAGAAAGGTAAAACTGTCGCCCGTGCCTTTGCTGAAGGAAGGTCACGTTGAGGGGGCAGTCGGTCGCCGAAAGAGCGGATTGCCAACGGCTCAGCCAGGGCGTCAGAGTATCGTCGTAACAATTAAGATCCCTGCGCAGTGGGATGAAGCTCTCCGGCATGAGTGGGGGAGCAAGGCAAGCCAGAGGATGAAGGCTGCTGCACAGTTGCGTGTCGAGAAAGAGACGGGGAAATTACTGCCTGTTCAGCGCGGCATGGGGCCATTTCTGGGGCGTGAGGGGTAATTGATTATTTCTCAATCTTCTGTTGCATTGCGTAGGCGTGTTTTGTAGAGTTACGCTTCCGAAGTCGCAAGACAACTATCTAAACAACCAAACTATCGCATGAATGAGCCCTGTCGTCAGGGTTATGCCTGTCCATAGCGAAAGCGTGGGCAAGGCGGTCAATAGTCCGCCTGGAAAGGCTAAAATCACGATAGCAGGGCTCTTTCATGCGCAGTCAAAGGCCCGCACGATGCGAATCACGTGGAACCCAATTTCGATAGGGACGTGGAAGGCAGATGTCACGCGGATCGGAAGTGATGTTCCGAAAGTGACGTTTGTTGGAGAAATCTTTCCTGATGAAGCAGCTCAGGGGATTGATCCAGAAGAGTGGAACGAGAAGGTGTGGAAGATTGTTGGACACGACGGCAGAATGACTCTGACGTGTACTCATACAGACGGATCGGTATTGAGGATTGAGTCTGGATGCTATGGTGGAGTGGCGGTACTTGATGAGGTGAGAGACCCAGGTGGCTTGTGTGCCGCGTTTGTTTATGACGAAGATGAATGTCCGTAGTAGTCATTCCTGAAGCCCGCCTGAAGGATCAAGCGGGCTTTTTTCTTGCGCTGAACGAGATTTCTGTTGTTTTGTACAAAATCACGAAAAAGATCTGCGGTCGTCAGAAAACGATCGTATATGTCATTGTTCAGATCAACATGGCATATGGGGACGATACACATGGCTGAAGAGAAGGTTGAAGAGTTGCCTGCACGGCAGGAACAGAAGCCGAAAGACTTGAGAACGATACTTACCGGCGATGCAATGCTCGCCCAGTTCGAGAAGGCTTTACCTAAGCATCTTTCTGCAGATCGGTTTATCCGTGTGGCTTGCACGATGCTGCTGCGTGTTCCGCTACTGGCGGAATGCACGCACGAGAGTTTCTTCAAGTGCATGCTGGATCTGTCGGCGATGGGTTTGGAGCCTGATGGCGTTCGAGCTCACCTGATACCGTTTCGAAACAACCAGAAAAGCACAGTCGAGTGTACGCTGATCATCGACTACAAGGGCATGGTTGAACTGGTGCGACGGTCTGGTGACGTGGTAAAGATCAATGCCGACGTGATCTGTGATGGCGACACGTACGTACATGAAATGGGCGAGGTTGTGAGCCATACCTTTTCGCTCACTGAGAAACGTGGTGAACCGATCGCCGCGTATGCACAGGTTAAGTTTCGCAGTGGCGATGTCCAGTGCGTGATTATGACCAAGGATGAGATCGAAAGCATCCGCGCTCGCAGCAAGTCTGGCACCAAAGGTCCGTGGGTAACGGACTGGAAGGAAATGGCAAAAAAAACAGCGTTCAGGCGTTTATGCAAATGGCTGACGCTTAGTCCTGAAGTGCATCAATACATTGCCGCTGCGGATGAAACAGAGTTTGATTACCAGCGCCAGCAGCCAATGAAGGCAATTGAGCACAAGCGCACAGTTCCGGTCGATCCGTTTAAGCAGGAGGCACCCGGCAATGATAGTAATGGCTAACGTGCAACAGGGTTCGGAGCCTTGGTTTGCCATGCGGCGTGGCAGACCTACGGCCAGCAACTTCAAACATATTCTGACGGCAAAGAAAGTGGAGCTGGCAGCGGCACGCTGGACGTACATGGATGAACTGATCGCAGAGTGCTACCACCCGGAGTTAACTACGTGGACAGGTAACTTCTGGACGGATCGCGGTGAAGAACTGGAGCCGATCGCCCGTAAAGAGTTCACGAAGGTGACAGGTCTTGAGGTGTCTGAGATCGGCTTTATTACACGCGACGATCAGATCGTGGGTTGCTCGCCTGACGGGTTGATTGCCGGGGCGGATGGCGAATGGATCGCCGGATTGGAAATGAAGTGTCCTGCGCCAAAGACTCATGTGCAATACGTTCGAGAGGGCGTGTTGCCGGATGCGTACAAGGCGCAGGTGCATGGTTCTATGGCTGTGACAGGATTGGACGTGTGGCATTTCTTTTCGTACTGCCCGCGTATGCAGCCGTTTCATTTGATTGTGAAGCGCGACGATTACACGGAGCGGTTATCGAATGCACTGGATGCTTTCTTGATTGAGTACGCTCAGGTGCGTGCTGACGTGATTCCGAAACTGACGCTGCCTGAGTAGTGTTTCCATTTCCAAGGGGATTGTTCATGTTTTTGTACGTGTTTGAAACTGGTGAAGTTGAGTGGCACGACGCCGGTCCAACGGAGGAAGACTTTCGTGCGGTGGATGAAAACCGTCTGTCGGTGTACGAATTCACTGGCATGGAGATCATCGAGCACAAGTCAGCCGAATTGACGGTTGGTGTTGAAAAGTGCAGCATTGATGCTACGTACGATTGCCACATTCCTGCTGAAAGTGATGATTGATATGTCAACAGTCGCATTCGTTGAGTTTGCAGCGACTTTGGTTGAGTTGAAGGCGATGACCACTATTGAGGCAGGATCATGAATAAATACGACGGTGATGTATTCAATGCTGAGACTGCACATCACGAACTTGAATTCGAATTGAATGATTCGGTGGATGCGTTTCGTACGCAAGAGCGAGCTCGCATGGAGTCAAGGTTTGCAGTTGCTGATCGGACCATCAAGGTTGCAAAAGAGAAGTGGGCCGCAGAGCAGGTATTGCTGGATGCGGCGGCAGTTACAGAGGCTTTGCGGGATAAACGGATCGGTAAGATCTACGTCGAGTGGGAAAATGTCGGCTTTGCGATGAAAGCGCGGAAAACTGGCAAACGAGGCATATGCGAGGTGATGACAGACGAACACAAGAAACTGTCGCATGGCGACAAGGCTACGACTGGTAAACTGTGCTTTCGTCAATTAAAGAAAGATGGTTCGCCGTCAAAGATTTTTCATGTGTTCAAGTTAAATTGGAGCGCCGGTGAATCAGAGCCACCGTGGGGATGGTATCCTGAAGGCGTAGATCGATAGAAGATCGTTTATTGGCGGCGTGGACGGTGACACCCGGTGGAGGCTCCTACAGCCTGTGAAGCCGGTTGAGATGAAAGAAAAATCTGACTTGGCTTCAGTAATTAAACGTGACGTGGCCACCACCTTTTAAGCTCACAGCAGGTTCGATCCCTGCCCAATAAATTATTGAAAGGTTTGCTCCGAACCCGCCTGGCGAATCGGAGCGTCGATCTGAACCCAAAGCACCAAAAGTGCGGCTGGGTGGCGGTTGCTTCCTGTGAGAGTCGCGATGCTAAACAGGAAGTGTAAATCCATCCTGGTTCGAATCCGGGCAGGTCAAATGATGCAACACGAAAAGCCAGGGCTACTGGCGAGTTGCATAGAGATGTAGCCGTGATGCGGTGAGTTGCACTACAAACAAACACGTTGACATGTGGCGGAAATCAGACGCGGCATCGCAAAGTACACGCGGTGTGACGAAGGGAGAATACAGAGGATCAAGCTGGTCAAATGCGGGCCAGCCTCAATGGCTCTGCTTTAGGGCAGAGAAGCCCTGCAGGTTCGAATCCTGCCATGTCAGTTTCTAAGTGTAAGTGGCAATATTCTGAAATGCTTTCGACTCTTGGGTTTCGTGGGTCACTTGCTAAAGATCAGATGAGCCATCTGTGCTTTAGTATTGGAGCACAGAGTCTTGGTAGAACCCCGGATCAACGAAACTGGTTGAAACAGACCATAGGGCATTCAGTTTTTCGGAACGTAGGTGTAACGGTTGCATTGCAGGTCAGTATCGAAATATATACCGGAGAGGCGCTGCCGGGGGAGAAGGTTCAATTCCTTCACGTTCCAATCCTAGACATAAAAACCTGAATCAACACTTCCACCCGTTGGGCTTTAGCTGTTGAGGTGGATCGCGGAGGCTGACTAATCAGGAGCCTCTCATTCCGGATGCGTCAATGGCCGGAAACGGGTCAGCTAGCTTAGAGGTAGAGCGCCGCGTTGTACCGGTAGTACGCGGAGGTCGGTGGTTCGATTCCATCCTGATCCAATTTCTAAGTGTAAGTGGCAATCAGCTTCGGCAACTGATTCGAACGAAGGGGATAGCTGGCCGCTGGGAATGTCATCCAACAAATCAAGTAGGCAAAATTTAATGAGCCGAACGAAGCGAAAGAGATGCTTGCATGTACCCTGACAAAGAGAGACACCCCTACGAAGGAAAGTCGTTTACTAAACCATCTCTGGAGACCGGTCGGATAGATTCCAATACCGAAAGGTGCGGATAAAGACACGGTTGCTGACGAGCCGCATGGATCTGCGAGAGTGATCAGACAGCCGGAATAGACGGCACATTTCATTTTCGAAAGTATTAACACGTGAAGGAGTGATGATGAAGGTTATTGGGACTAACAATTCGGCAATTATCGTGGAACTGAGTGCTTCCGAGTGGGCGGCAATAGGCGGCAGAATACATGTGGTGGGCTACAATACGTTCCCAACTAGCTCGCCTGTGCCTGACGTTTACGAAACGGCAAAAGCCTTGAGGAATATCAAGGACGCAACGCCAGATCTGAATCGGATCAGGGCGACGTTTCAATCGTTCCTGATGCTCACGGAGCCACAGGCGATAATTGAAGTGCTCAAGAAATGTGGCATCGCTGAGAAGGCTACAGAGCCACAGTCGGATCTCGCCAAGGACGAAGTTGGACGTGCGGCGTTATCCACTGGCTAAAATTCGATAAAACGTATATGTCATAATCGGGAACAATTCGGTACAATGCTGAGTAACGCCTACTCAGTGGCTTTGTAACTGAGACCAAATGGGCACTACTGGGGGTGAGTAACGTAACGGAGACAGCGATGGTAAAAAGAGGTTTAGCAGATCGCATTGCGGGCATTAAAGTATTTGCGCGTAGCAGTGTGTGGTACGACAAATTGTCAGCACCATGCCAGTTGCAGTTTCTGGAAGCCTACTCGCTGTTTTTGTCTGGTATACCGGATCTTCCGACTAAGTCACATCTTCATCGGTGTGTTGGTCAGATGATGCAGGAAGACTTTCCCACGGAGATGCATTTATGGCCAAAGCGAGATCAGTTCTGCAGGTTGATCAGGGACAAAAGCCTGTTTCTGGCAGAGGAGCTAAAGCGACTCAAGAAGCCAGCAAAACGGTCGCCGAAAAGATCCAGGCAATAGTATCCAGTGAGCAGGTATCAGAGCGTGAGGCGGTTGAAGATCGGTTGAAGGCAAAGATCCGTCGTCTCGAGGTAGATGTCGCTTCGGAGCGTTCACGTGTGAAGCGTTCGCAGGATGCCATGAATTCACTACAGGAACGCATAGAGCTCGCTGAGGCTACGTACAATCCATCTCGCAGGTATCAGGTCGGATCAGCCAGCAAAGGCGCTAAGTCAACGTGTACGGCAATTGTGATGCTGAGCGATCTTCATCTTGAGGAAAAGGTCGATCCGTCTGTCTGCATGGGAAACGAATACAATCTGGACATCGCGAAGCGGCGTAATGACAGAGTGATCAACACGATGGTGAATGTACTGGAAAGTCACAGACGATTTTACCCGTGGAAGGATCTGGTGATCTGGTTGGGTGGTGACATGATTTCGGGTGCAATCCATGATGAACTGGAAGCCACCAATTTCATCGGACCAACGGAAGCGATCATGTTCGCTCAAGACCTGATGTTGGCGAATATCGATCTGCTTCGGAAGGTACTGACGCCTCGCAAGACGACTGTCGTGTGCAACATGGGTAATCATGGACGTACGACTCCGAAGAAGCGGTTTGCGGACGGCTACAACTATAGCTGGGAGTGGCTTGCGTACAACAACATGGCGCGTGTGCTTCAGTCGGACAAGTCGATTGAGTTTATCATTGCCAAGGGATCGCTGATTGAGATCGAGATTGAAGGCATCGCAACGCGGTTTACGCATGGTGACGACCTTCGGTTTGCGGGTGGCGTTGGTGGCGTGTACATCCCATTGGCAAAGATGATCATGAATTGGGACAAGCGGTGGAAGGCATCCAAGACGATTTTGGGTCACTATCACCAGCATTTTCATATTGGCAACGCGATCATGAATGGTTGCCTGATAGGCCCGAATGCGTATTCGATCTCAGGCGGTTTTGATGCACAGCGTCCGAGTCAGACAACTGCGATTGTGGACAGCCATCGTGGGTATGTGGACGTAACACAGATTTTTGCGGAGTAGTTTTGAGATGAGTGGTTTAACAAAGTTCTGCTACATCGCTGGCCCAATGACTGGAATTCCTCTGTTTAACTTCCCGGCGTTTGATGAGGCACGAGATTTCCTGAACAGGGCATCTGAATACCGCGCTGTTTCGCCTGCTGATATGGACCGGGAATTGGGTTTCGATCCAACCACGTTGCTGAAAGACTGGGACTGGAATGTGATTCCGGCAACCACAGGCGGTCTCAATGCCATTATTGACCGATGCTACACGGCTGTGATGCAATGTGACGCGATCTTTCTTCTGCCGGGTTGGGAGAAGAGTAAGGGTGCTTTGGCTGAACTGGCGATTGCCAAGTGGCGAGGGCTGAAGATACTCGGTGATGGGCAACCGGCAGCGGAGTACAATGTTCATATCGACAATGCCTTCTCAGAGGCTTCATATCTGAGACACTCAACTGTGAAACCAGACGTATCAGTGAAAGATGGCTCAAGCACTGAGGATATTCTGGATATCGCCAAGGCCATCACTTCAGGCGACCGTCAGCATGCTTACGGTCCACCGGATCAGGACTTCCGTCGAACTGCTGACATGTGGACAGCTCTGTTCGGCCATATGCTCCGGGAAGGCGTTGCGTTCGAGACTTGGAATGTCGCCCAGGCAATGGTACTGCTGAAGTTGTCTCGTTTGCAGCACAGCCGGAAGCGTGACAACGTGATCGATGCTGCAGGCTACTCGAGGTGCATGGATATTTGCTACAGAGCGGGAGGCGGGTATCAATCATGATTCCAAAGACCATCCAGATTCTTGGTCGTGAATACAAGATCCGTCGCAGGCGCATGAAGGACTATGCGGGCGTCGATCCGGATGCACGGATAATCTGGATTCGGTCTGGCGTAAATGATGAGACGGCGAGGGAATGCCTGTTGCACGAAGTGCTGCACGCGATTTTGCACCAGAGCGGGAATAACTACCAACTGGATGCGAAGCAGGAAGAAGCAATCGTACGATCGATTGAGCATGGGCTGACTCAAGCTGGTTACGGTTTGCACGTTGAATAATCCCGCACGGGATTGAATGGGCTGTTTTGTGTTTCCGGTTGGTGATTGTTTACCGATCGGGATTTGTTTTGTATATGTCATGCTCTGGGGAGTGAATTACTATGGTTGATGGATTGAAGATCGTGTCTCTGACGGCAGAGAACATTAAAAGAGTGCGGGCGGTTTATATCGAACCAAGCGACGATGGGCTGGTGATCGTCGGCGGCAATAACGCACAGGGCAAGTCGAGCGTTTTGGATTCGATAATGTATGCCCTTGGTGGCACATCGACCGTTTCTGAGGAACCGATTCGCCGTGGAGAGACATCTGCGAGCATTCGGGTGGATCTTGGCGACTACGTTGTGACAAGGCGGTTTACGCCATCAGGTTCAACCGTGAAAGTGACGACGCGCGACGGTGCGTCGTTCTCGTCGCCTCAGAAGATCTTGGACGGCTTGTTCTCGAGGCTGACGTTTGATCCGTTGAAGTTCTCGAACATGAAGGCAGACGAACAGTCTCGCACGCTGATTGCCCTGCTGGGTATCGACACGAAGGATCTGGATGCGGAGCGGGCGAAGTTGTACGAGGAGCGTACTGGCATGAACCGACTGGTTCTGGAGTCCCAGGTCACGATTTCGAAAGTCGCGGAGAGTTGCGGAGACATTCCAGTGGCACGTCCTGATGCTGCTGAACTGATGAAGCAATTTGAGGCAGCAGTGTCCTCGAACTCAAAGCGAGAACGGATCAAGGCTGACTGGGCTGATGACGAGCGGGATCAGGTGTTGGCTCTTGAGAGTCTTGCTCGTCTTGAGGCAGTGTCTGAAACCATGCAGTCTGATTGGGACACTGTTTTTGAACAATTGCGGTACAAGAACGATGCACGTGATGCTGGGTTGCGAACCCGACATGAACTTGAACTAAAAGAGTTGGCAGAACGGCATAAGTCAGACTGGGTGTCTCGTGAGGCGGACCGAGAGAGTGATGTTAACACCTGCAACGAGCGAGAGTTGCGTGCCACGGCGGAACATGCTGAAGAAATCGCATCCGCAAAGGCACGAGTCGCACAACTCAATGAAAGCGTGATGACTCGGGAAGCCCTGCCTGACAGAGAAGACACGGATGCAATCAGTGAGCAGGTCGATTCAGCATCCGCGTTGGCCAAACTCTGGGATGCACGAGAAGTGCGACGTACGTTGTTAGCGACGTATGACAAGCACAAGGCATCGTCTGACGCCATCACGGCACGTATGGAAGCCATCGACGATTCTAAGCGTGAACGTCTTTCCAAGGCGGCATATCCGATCGAAGGGCTGGCAGTATCTGAAACTGGATCAGTGCTGTTCAACGGAATTCCGTTCTCTCAGGCGTCACGTGCTCAGAAGATCAGAACGTCGGTCGCCATTGGTGCGGCGATGAACCCGAAGCTCAAAGTGCTGCTGATTGAAGACGGGTCGTTACTGGATGACGACGGCTTGAAGCTTGTGGCTGGTCTGGCTGACGAGTACGGGTTTCAGATCTGGATTGAGCGTGTAGGCGACAAGGATGCGTCGGCCATCATTATCGAAGATGGTCACGTGCGTGGTGCTGAGGTGGCTACTGAACCTGTGGTAGAAGCGAAGCCTGCAAAGGCACCGCGTAAACCACGAGCGAAGAAGTCGGTGGATTTGTTCAATCTTGCTGAAGGTGAGGTGCCATTTGAAACTGTTGAGACTGCTTAACCTGGATTTAAAGGCATGTTTTGTTCCTGTAGAGAAGGTGCTGTTGATTGACAGTGCTGATGACGGAACCAGCAGCATTTGGGTCGAAGGATTACCTGATCCCGTCTGTGTACTTCAAACGGCTGACGCCGTGGCGGATATGGTTGAGGAAGAATTGAAGAAGTGAGATCCGTCAATGATTGATGAAGTGCTGTTAAAGCGACTGACTCGTGAACTGCGTGCCGCGAATGGAATCGAGCGCACGCCGTCACAGGTGGCCGCATGGCTGGATTCTAATTCGAATCGTCCGAATTCGTTTATACGCAGGGTGATGGACGACCCTGACTTGCTGCTGGATTTGGCAAACAGGATGCGTATTCCGTATTTGGACAAGGCACCGAATGTTGATGAAGATTGAGGGGTATTTCGATGGACTATGGAATCTGTGTCTACTGGTGTAGTGAGGGTGTCTTCGCAGTGAAGAAATTCGAGGCGTCTCAACGAATCAGCCCACACGCTAATTCGGAGCAGAGGTCGATTTCTGAATCTACTGTGGCTGAGGCTGTTAAGTCGCAGTTAGACCGGTTCACAATGGATGCACGTTGCGATCTAATCAGTATGATTGAGGAGCTTCTCACAAAGTGTTACTACCTGTCGCCAGATAGGGCTCCGGACGCGATAGACGTAATCGAACGGGCTCAAAGAATTGTCATTGAGCATAAGCAGAGGCAGGTGATTTGAAATGAGTAATACCGATGGCGGGCCGGCGTTTCCTGTTGTGGAGTCTGATCTGTTGCGTGGCACTCGTGTGTCAGGTGGGATGTCACTTCGTGACTACTTCGCTGGTCAGGCTGTGGCAAATCTACTTTCCTTTCCTCCTCCAGAGTCGATGAATGTGGGTGACTACTGGGAATTTAGCCATGTTGCTGATGAGTCGTACAAAATTGCAGACGCCATGCTGAAAGCGAGGGGTGATGTCATTAAATGAAAGCCAGAGTCCGATACTGATGCTCGGAGGTAGTGCGCACGGTACGTACGCAAGAGGTCGTCGCGATGTTTATATCAAAACATCGCCAGGGATTGGCGTCCGTTTCAATCATCGTGATGAATATGCCAGTCACGATAATTTGAACGTTACGACATATCGCCTTCAGATGTTCGGGTTTCGGACACGCGACGGGGCGGACCATTATGTTGACGTACTTGTCGCAGCGGGTGTCGATGGCGATAAGTTATTCGACCGGTGCGAACTGGTGTTCGGTTTCAATGACGAAGATGTTTTTGACATTCGGCGGTCTATTCACTGGCCGGGAGATATCTCTCCAGGTGGATGCGTCGGGGAGCCAGGAGAGGTGACAGGGGTGTACATTGAAAAAGAGCGTCGAGTTGTTCCGATCAATGGATTTAGGGTCGAGGACAGGTTCACGGAATACGGTCCTGAAGACTTGTGGCTCCTGAAGTTCTTCGGGATCGCGCGTGGTGTGATGATGCGTAATCCACCGACACTTCGTCTCTCAAAGCGGGAGCTTGAGCGAATCAATCTTGATCGCCGTGCGATGAGTCGAAGTGAGCGACGGTACACTGTTTAAATCTGTTAATTGGAATAACGATGCATCCTAAGTCTGTAACGTTCAACGAGGACGAGTTGAGCAATTTGCGCACGGTGGTTTGGTGGCTAATGATGGCAGAGAAGCCGACCCGTGCATTTTGGTTGAGTCGTATCAGCGAAGAGATTGCTGAGTGCGATCGAGAACTGTTTCTTGACAAGTTGTCAGCGATCGGGCTGCTGGTGGAGGGTGAAAGATGATCGAGTCGATTGAAGATATTGAGTTCAAGGCGTTCCTTGTGAGTCGTGAGTTGCAGGCGTTCCTCGTGAGCCTTGAGCATCGGTGTCATCCACATACTCACAGCGGTGGATTGGCTGCAGATAACAGGCTGTTGCAGAAGGCATTGATTTTGATCCGGTTGTTCAAGGCACAGTCTGAGTTGCTTCAGTTAGCAATCGACGCAGGCGGCTGGGACATGTCGCCGTGTGGACGTTGCGGAATAGTGATCGTCTGCCTGCCTGATGGCTTGCCGATGTGCGAGAAGTGCGCGATGTCAGAGTAACTAAGGAACCACTATGCCTGGTGAGCACGGTGATCAAAGAGACGTTCGGCAGTCGAGTTTGTACAAATGCGGACACTGCGGTAGATCTGTTAATCGATGCAGCACAAAGCAATGGCTGAAAAGCTACTGCTCTAGTACGGGCAAGAATGTTCGACTGGTGAGAGTTTCGAAAACAAAGGGGACAGTGAAGTGAACAAGACAGTTAATACCATGAACAACGCATTTAAAAACGACCCGGCAGCGATTCGCGCATTGATGTGCAATCGTGTTCCGTGTAATGGATACCTCGCGGATGATCCAGTGGTTCAGGTGGATCTGGACATACATATCGAAGGTGAGCATTTCACTGTTGGCGCTCTCGGTTTGATAAATGGAGTTCTTGCGGCAAATGGATTGCCTTTGTTGTCGATGATGTGGGATGATGAATTAGTAATTGGTGTTCCATGCCAGTTTCTTGGGTTCACTGAATACGTGCCATCAGTGGATCACGAGAAAGGAATGTCTGATTGGTATACAGCGAAGCGTGAGGCTCAACAGGCAGAGTTTGCCAAGATGATTAACATGCGAGAGTCTGGCGCGAGCCATGAGGCGATCGAGAAACAGCGTCAGATTATGTACGACGCTGGCGACACTGGAGATTGAAACAAAGTTTGCAAAAACATCTGCGTTGATCTGATTTTGATCGTATATGCTGTAACGCTGATGTGGCGTGATGCATTCTGTCACATGTTTGGGATTGATATGCAAACCTCTGAAAAGTGCTTCGAATCCGACATGGCAGCTATTACTGACCTTGGCTGGCAGGATAGCCGCGAGGTACGCTCAAGTCGAGCTGACATGATATGGGAGCGTCATTTTCCTGATGAGCCGCGATGTTCAGCGAGTGGTAATGATCCATTGTGGATTCAACTCCTACTGCATGATGAACGAAGACATGGTTTCGGATGGCGGTTTGACTTGGAAATTTTCGCTCAACCATCTGGAAATCCAGGATGGTTCAAAGTATCAATGTACGGTATCGAATCCGTTTCGGATATTGAGGCGAACATTCAATGCGCTCTTCGTGCATGGCGTGCTGTTCAGCCTGTCGCGTGAAGGGGTTCCCAATGATCTGCGTTCACCCAGAAACGGGCCTTCGCATTGTCGTGAAGACTGTCGTTGTTGAGCATGAAGTCACAAACGCTCGTGGCGAAACGAAGCTGGTCAGCCCGTGAGATTGCACAGTTGGAGGCGATTGCTATATGTGGCGAGCGTGAGGCAGCCAGTTGGAGTGGCGGGAGTTCAATGGTTCGCAGTGTGTCAGGGGTAACCTGCAAGTTGTGTGTTTCAATGAATTTGCATATTATTGACAAGGAACTCTAATGTCAAAGCGTCACAGTCTTGTGGCACTACGCAGGCGGATAGCCATTGTGAAGGATCGCATGGATGCAGACACGGCATTGTACCAATGCTTGCAGCGTAAGGCGTCGATACTGAGTGCTGAGGTTGCCATAGAGGCGATGCCTGAGTACATGCGTAACACATTGGTGTATTCTGGTCAGTCTACATGTTCTGTTCCGCGTAAACCTGTCGTGAATGATTGAAGGATCGAGTCAATGCTTGACGTAACAGCCGAAATACGATGCGGTAACTGCGGCGCTGAGTTCGCGGATCACAACTACGTTAAGGATTCGATCGACAAGTACGTCTGTCCGCATTCGCATGTTGAATGTGGCTATGGATACTTTAAAGGTGGCGATCCACGTAAGTTTAGCCCGGATGGTGATGCTTGCAGTCCTGACGAGATTTCCAACCACAAAGCATCGTGCGATCTGTGGAATGATATGGAGAGCAAAGGCAAGACGCCATCGCCTGAAGATTGTCCATCAGGTTGGATCTACGATACAGACGGCAAGACTGTCGCTCACGTGCTGGTGGCTCCGTACGGTATCGGTGTCTACTCTGTGGAGTTTGAGCAATACTTCGATGCAAGAGATTTCGACGATCAGGTCGCGGAAGAATACGACTTCGAGATCGACTTTGAAGAGGATGAGGAATAGTTGACTGAAAAGGCAATTTTCGAGGAGGCGATGATGTTCAGTGTTGATCAAAAGCGGTCTATCTCGGACGCTGTACAGAAGATCCTGCGAGATACAAATCACCCTGAGTTACCATCGGGGGATATCGATTTTCTGCTGCACGTCGAAGGCAAGGACGTATCGTGTTGGGCACGCATTCGCAACAATGGAGCAATTGGCAACGCTTATGTAAATCCGTGGAATGAACTGCAGGGCGGCAAGACGCTGACCAGCAGATAAACGAAAGCCGCCCTGCCACGTTGAAATTCTTTTTTTGGTGCAGTATGGCAATTTGGTTCACATCAGACACGCATTTCAATCATGCGAAAATCATCGAGTATTCATCACGACCATTCAGTAGTTTGGATGCGATGAACGATGCTTTAGTTGATATCTGGAATGCAGAAGTCAAGCGTGGTGACACCGTGTATCATCTTGGCGATTTCGCGTTGTCATGGGGGAAGCAGCATACTGACTTGATAGACAGGTTTCTTGCGAGTCTGAACGGAAACAAGTGGTTGATTGTCGGCAACCATGATCGTGACGAGGTTGCGAAGAACGATCGATGGATCAATGTCGTTAAGTACCATGAAATAAAGGTCGATTTGGGTGAGCCGCACAAACAGAGAATTGTGATGAGTCACTACGCAATGCGAGTTTGGAATCAGATGCATCGCGGCGCATGGATGTTGCACGGGCACAGTCACGGTAATCTGATCGATATTGGCGGTCTCACAATGGATGTCGGCGTTGACTGCCATAACTTTCGACCAATACACCTTGATGAAGTGGCGGCGTTTATGCGTGGTCGCGTTATTGTTGAGTGCGATCATCATACTTCCGTATGACGCCACAAAGCAGTTGTCGCAAGTATTCCGTGAGGTTTGATATGAATACAATGCCAGTCGAATGGCACGTTGAGAGTCTGAGAAACGCACGTATTTATCACGTCCGATTGCTTGAGGAATTGGAGCTATTAACGGATCGTGCTAGAACGTCGTCTGCAGATAACCGCGATTACGCTAAGCAGATTGAACGGGCAATACGCGAAAAGAAGCCGTCATTCGATCGCGACAATTTCAAGGTGTAACGCCAATTTTAACGAAGGGGATTTTGATGCCAGTGAATCGTCGCAAATGCTGGAGTTGCAGCAATGTTGCCGAACATCGCGATAACTACGGACAGCATATTGTTTGCACACAATGCCGCAGCCGAGACACCAGACTCGTGAAGATGCCAGAGCAACCGCCGGTTCTTCGAGACCCAACACCACTGCAAGTATGGTCTGCCTGCGTGTCGTTCCGGCATGACTTCGGATTACTGAGTCCGGAAGACAGGGCGTCCATTGAACTCACGGCTATCGAATGGCTGCGAGCGTGGCAGCATCAGGGCGTTATCTAAGGCGGAGTTGAGCGTTTTTTATTTTTCGGGAGGTTCATCGTGCAATTAGAAATGATCAATAAACTGTTTTTAGAGCTGTCTCAGGTGGCGACCGCAAAGACAGCGCGAGAGTGTCTCTTGGAAGACGTACTTGTCTCTGTGCGGACCATCGCTCAACGTCATGGTGAAAACACAGCATGGGCGACGTTAGACGCAAAACTCGAGTCGCTTGGGGTCGGGAGCGTAACGGCCAAAGTGTTTAAGCTCCACTTTGACTGAGTTCGACATAACGGCACCGGCGTTCACTCGATCGACAAAACAGTATCAAGGAAACGACATGTCCGAGCATGAAGAAACGATCGTAGCGGATTCGGCGGCAATGCCTTTGTCACCGATCGACATTCCTGAATTGAATGTGCCGATTCTTTTCTGGGTGTGTCCGGTGTGTGAGCATTCGGCGGTAGAGTGGCATGGAAAGAAGGCGTCATGCTGTCGATGCGGCCAATCGAACGACGATTCAGTGTGCCAGTGCGGAAAGCCGAGTGCGATGAAACGAAACGGAGAGTGGGTAGGGTGTTGCAACGACTGTCTTCCGTTTTGAGGCGAACATGGTTCAATTAAACCGCGACATTCCCACACAACTTGCACCAATCTTCACCCCCTGTGATACTACTTCACAGGGGGTGTTTTTATGGTCAAGGTTACAGTGGTCCGGTTTAGAGGCCGTCCGCACCTGATGCTTCGGTTCACAGATCCGATCACGGGCAAGCGTGTTCATAAGTCGGCTGATACGGCGAATGCGAAAGAGGCAGAGCGTGCGGCAGAGCGCTGGCAGGCTGCGTTCAATAAGTTCGAAGATCTGACCGGCATAGCGAAGATGCCCGATGCGCACGGCTTGCTCCACAAGTACGAAGTGGATCTGCGTAAGTCGAAAGTGTCAGTCAATACGGTGGCAACGTACATGAAGCACATGCGTACGGCGCTGTACTGGGCTGGTGAGCATGGCTACATCGATCATCAGAAGATCAAGGTTCCCGCTGGTTCATAAGACCAGATGAAAGGTCGAGCCGTTGAAGACGCTGAATTTCCATTGATGCTGGCTGCTGTGGATGAGGTGATTCCTGAGTACGCTGCCGAGTGGAAGCATTACCTGACCGGGCTGTGGCTGAGTGGGCTCCGCAGATCGATTCAGAATCCAGACTTTATCTGGAATAACTCACAGAAAGTTTCGGACGAATCAATTTACCTTCGGTTATTAGTGAAAGTAGCAAACAAACACTGATATAAACTCGAGGTGAACTGTGAGAGACGTTGAAGAACAGAAGTTACGGATGAAGGATTCCCTTGCCAAGTGGAATGCGATGAGGGATCGCATCGATGCCTGCGACCGTGGCCCTGAAGTCGGAGACGAGTATGTTTTCGCTGAAACAGCGGGAGATGGGATATTGTGGCTCGTCGCCATGCTGCATATAGACGATCCATCCATGCTGTACTGCTTGCCAGTAGATATGGGCGGCATGGTCGGAACGTGGGATGTCGAGATCAATGAAAGTTCAGACTGCGGATCTGGCGCTGTAAGGTGTGGGTGTGGTGTTTGGCTAAGTGCTGACTTCGTCACAGCGTCAGGGCTACGCTCAGGATTTCTTGAGCCGCGTTATGTCAGCAAGTGTTGCCGTCTTCTGTCAGCAATGGTGACAGGCGACGAAAATAAGGTACAACACCTGCAAGAAGTGGATTGCGATCCTGACCGGGATGAGTGGATTGAGACAGTGACGACAGCCGCTGAACGACTTGAACGCTGCTCCAGACTACGCAGTTTGATTGTGACTCAAAGGTAACAAAAAGGTAACAAAACAGTCGGGAATACAGGATTTGAACCTGCGACCTCTTGGCCCCCAGTCAGTTAATGATTGCTGGATGCTGTTCGGTTGGTGTTCGGTTGCAGCGTTTTGTTTGGTGTCATAAATCTGGATGTGTCAGTCGCACGCATGATTTTACGCCATTTGGTAACAGAAAAGGTAACAAAGGAATAATTTCATCGTATATTTCATAAAGTGCGAAATGCTTCTGGGTTACTGCTGGTTGGTGCCGTATTGATATTCGGTTAGTGCATGTTGTGTCAAAAGTGCTTACTGGTAAGCAGTTTCCGTTTTCGAGTGTGTTTTATCGAGTCAGTCGCATGAATGCAGATCGAGAAGTGAAAGTCGTAACAGAGACAACGCATTGGGGCGTCGCGATCGACACAGACGCATATGCCGGGTGTTTTGAGCGTCAAATGTGCGCACACATCACAGGCCAAGTAGGTGACTGCAATGTGGGAGAAGACTTCATTTCAGAATCGTTGTTCGAAGACTCCCGGATTTGCCATATTCCGGATGAGCACGGTTGCAGTCGGCCATGTGCCATAACTATCACGCCAGGCGGACCATACAACAATTCAGTGGTTATCTTTTTCGAGACAGAGCCAGACGACAATGAGATAGCGATTATCAAAGAACGCGCAGGATCATTCATCGCTACATGGAATGGAAAGTATGTAGGAGATCCGTATATGTGGATAAAGATGACTGAAGTTATAGGGTTTCGCGTATTGAAGTACGAAACCGTGGTGACAGAACGTGTAGTCGGTGAATTATTAGTGGATCTTTAACGAAGGGTTTGGAGAGAGAAATGATGGATGAACATGAAAAACCCCAGGCGGGCGAGTGGTGGGAGTCGAAACACTGGCGGCGAGTATTTGTGATCGGCCAGACATGTGACGGCAAGATTGTCGTTGAGTTCTGGAACTTTAACTTGCGAATCATAACAGACGTCGAGTTCGAAACGTGCGGCGAATGGCGGCGTCTCGACGGCTGCGACTCGTTCGAGTGGGTCGAGTCACCAGACTGGGTTTCACTGACTGATCCAGAGCACGAACTACGAGCGTGCGACTGGGTAAGGCGAAAGAAGGACACGGAATGGAAGCCGAGCGTGTGGCATGACTACGGAGTTAAAATTAAGGATCTTACTGGGCTTCGCTGGGAGTTCCGTTGCCTGCGAAAAGACGTGCCTGCTGTCGTGCCAGCGCCTGATACGTATCCGCAGTGGTGGACGACAATTGATGGGCCGGACTCGCCGATTGCGTTTGTGCGCCGAGACTCTGCGACAGAAATGACAATAGTTCGCAAGGATGGCATTAAGTCTACAGGATTTACGTGGAGCACAGCTTGCGGAAAGCGCACGCGACTGACCGAGGCCGAAGCACTGGCATTGCTCGATCCGCCAGCGACTGAGACATTTCCTCAGTGGATCATACGGGTAGGCAATCGATTCAAGGACGCGGCTTACCTGCTGCGGGGAAGTCAAGACTTCACGTGTCGAGTGCTGCCTGATGGCAAAACGGAGATGATGTTGTGGGATGAACATTGCGAGTCATGTGTTCAGTACGGAGACTGGAAACGATGTACGCAAGCCGAGGCACAGGCTTTGCTAGATCCACTGCCGACGAAAGCGCTCACTATCACAGTGACGCGGTGGCTGTGCTCTGATGACGGCGAGACTTGGGTGAAGGTATTTAACAGCGTGGCTCCGACTGCGTGGAAGACGGCGATACCACATGGCACAGAAACCTACGAGGTGCCATTGTGAGTTATCATCACTGCCCTATTGAGCCGTCTGACTGTAGCGACGGGCAGAACGATCCGGAAGACGAAGGGTGTCCAGATTGCGTGGATGGCAAGATTAACCGTGATGCAATGACGATCGACGGTATTGTGTATCCAGCGATCGTGGATCAGTTACGTTCAGGGTAAACGTGTGTTTGTCGATACAGCGGCGTGGATCGCGTTTCTCAAGGAGGGTCGAAAGCATGGTAGCGCCAAGTGAGCTGACAGCGTCTGTGGCTGCTTCTCTTCACAAGTACGAGGAATTGTGTGCCGACGCCATCGCATGGGCTAAGACGGCCTGTCCTGTGACCGAGGGAGACGATTGGCGCTGGGGAGGTCGGAAATTTAATGTCGTTAGTGTATATGCCAGACTTCTGCGTGATATCGACCCAGATATCGTTCCGCGCATTGTGTGGTGTGCTGATCTGATGGAAGTGACTGGTGTTGTGTTGCATGTAACTGAGCTGTCGATGCCAACAGCCAAAAATCCTCAAAACTGAATTGGAGTGTTGATCTGATGAATGCGATTGCGTGCTTGGGACCGGTGGCGATTGAGATCGAATTGCGTGAAGTTGTTCGCCGTGCCGGTGGTGAGGTGTTTATGCTTGAAATCGACGAGACCAGTATTTTGGTTTCGATGAATCTGGTGCTTGGTGATGCGATGAGTCGTCATGCTCACTACGTGCGAGACCCGCTGGGGCGTCGTTCAGAACTTTTCATTGCGATGCGCGACTGGATTTTGCGAAAGGCAAAGGAACATGCAGCCGTCTGAATTTTTGATAATGTTCGGTGCTGTGTGTGCCGGGCTGTTTTTGGTAGAAGAGGTTTGGCAGTGGTTAACTTTTTCAGATTCGGAGGTGGAGTTGTGAACAGTTTAATTAGTAGTTTTTCGGTGAATGATGCCGTACTGATTTCTTGCAGGAGCGGATTGTCAATGCGGCGTGTGATCGCGATGACACCAAAGGGACTGGCTGTCGTGTACAAGGAACAGTATTCAGGGGAACCAGATGTAGTGATCGAGACAGACGACTGGGTTCATATTGGGCGATACCAACGCACGTTTTTCGGCACATACAAATTCATTCCTAGAGGGTAATGTGTCCCAATGAGTAGATCGATATATCCACCAATCGAAAACATGAAGTGCGCAATATGCGGCAAGCCTGCTCGCGGGTGGAACGTTGCTGGCCCGTTTTGCTCGGACGAGCATTATCAGCGGAGTGATGAGTTCGAGGAACGGTATGAAAAGATGCATCAAGACAGCCTGAATGCGCGCAATCTGTTGCACAGGATTGAGGCACTCGAATCAGAACTGCTTCGCATTTCTGCCGTCGTCGGAGAAGTGGATTACGAATTGATCCAAAGCCTGCTCGCGGACGATCTGAAATAAATCTCAAATAAATGGTATATGTGACGTTGACACGTCACGAACCGTCGATATGCTTCGCAATAACTGATGGACAATATCAGAGCGAAATCATTTGGTTGACTTCGGTCTCCAAACTTAAGCCCGTGCAGAGGATTGTCCCCTTTGCATGGGCTTTTTTTGTTACGCCTTCTCAGTGGCTTCGTAACTGAGATATATGCCTGAATGGTTTTAGCCAGGTTCGATTCCTTGCCGGGAAATTTTCCAATCGTTTCAGTGAATCGAAGCGATTAGTTTTGCGTCGCAAACACGACCAAAAATTTGATGAGACATAGCCACCAGACTTTAGGCGTGATGCTGGTAAAACATGACCTGAGCCCGAGTAGTCCGACTTAGAGAGCGGATCAGAAGGCGTTGACGGTTTGACAGCCAGTCCCTTAATCACACAAACTGCCGTGAGCCCGAATGGGATAGAGGCTCAACTGCTGAGAGGCAGAAGAAGACGCGGCATGCGTCGGAAGGTTAACAATCGATCCAGGGGTCAAGCCAAAGCGTCGATATCGGCTCTTTGGCCTGGTTCACACGGCCTGTTGTTGTACGCCGAAGCGAAGTGTGGATCGGTTTACTACAAGATAGTCGGTTACTCTCTGAGTAAAGCATCCCTCCTATAAGACAAAGGGGAGGCGTGTTTCCCAGAAAGACCTAAGGCCAGAAGAGCGCGCAAGGAACAATAAAAATGGCATCAAAATTGAGGCAACTGCGAGATAGAGACAGGGCAGTTGATCGATACGCCAGTCAGGAAAAAGTGTTGCCTGGCGTGATGCCTTTTGGTATTTATCAAGGCGGCAAGGTGAGTGCGCTCCCGACAGACTATTTGGAAAACATGCTGAAGGCAGACCGTCTTCCACAAGTGACATACGATGCGATCGTTGACGTGCTGGTGCAACGGACACTGAAGTCTGCAAAGAACGATGCTGCACCGAAGAAGCCTCGCAACAGAAAGCCGCGATTTCGGAAGTTGAAGAATAAGGAACAGAAAGATGAATCGAGCGCTACGGCGTAGCCAAAAGGATCGTATGAAGCGATGGGCGAAGCGAGTGGCTGGTGTTATTTGGAGATACGCCACTGGTGATACGAAGTCGGAGAATGTAGTAGACACGTTCGTACGGAATGCAGACCATTTGAAGTCGTGTAGTTGCGAAGGGTGTTGCAATCCTCGCCGCAGTGGCTGGCGTAAAAATCATGGTAAGACACGCAAAGAAATTCAGGCAGATCAAGACATGAGGGAACAGGAACACAATGATATCCGTAAAAAAACTGACTGATGCCGAGTTGCAATCAGAGTGGCTCGAACTTGAGCGACTGATCGGAGATCCTATTGATTGCATGCCTGATAAGATGAATGCGATGTATGAGCGACAGCATGAAGTAGAATGCGAGCAAGAACATCGAGATCAAGACACGAGGGAACAGACCAATGGCTAATGTGGATAAGCCGCCGATCGGAATAGTGCCAGAAAAATACTGGATCGAAGCACGGTTTGGTGAGCTTTCTGAGGCGTGCAATCGCTTTATGCAAGCTGACAAGCCGATACCTTCAGAGTGGAAAGATGAAATGATTCGGCATTATCGTCGCATTAAGTTCGATGATCAGGTTCGTGCTGACGCCTGGATGCGTTTCTTCGGTCGGGGGAAGTAATCAATGAGCACGCCATTAAGTGATTTGAGCGATACAGCAAGAGCTTTAATCGTTGACGCCATACTCAAGATTGACGCTGGTACATTTTCCGACAGCGTTAAGGACGAGATCATTCTGTGGGCTCGTTTAGTTTCCGGAGAATGCTGTAGCAACACTGATTGCATAAATGCTGGTACGCAGTGGCATGTGTGCCCGTACAAGCACGCTATGTTTGACGACAGTGAAACGCTGTGCAATTGCTGCGACGATTGTCGCTGGCAGTGTTTGCAGGACATTTGAAAGGTATTTCAATGGCACGATTCAAAGTAAACGACCGCGTGATTGTAGTGTCGGCGGAAACTGTCTCGCGTGGACTACTCGGTCTCGTTGTGAGCTCTGGCGGCGATGATGGCACTTACTACGGTGTGATGCTGGAAGGCGATACGAAGGCTATGGGCTTCAGTGAATATGAGTTGGAGCGAGTTGTCACTAAAGCACTTCCAGACGGCTGGATCACAGATCGACCGCCAGTTTACGGAGACTGTGAAGAAAGTTCTGGCAGTTGTGTCCAGGTTACGCATTTAGATCGTGGGTGATCGGAAGCATGTCTGTGGTGGCGTGGCGTCGTATTCGACCGGCGTTTGTTGGTTGATATGGTAAGTTCTTTAAGGGGCAGAAGATGATTACAGAGATTCATTTCAATTGGCATTACAGCACAGAGAGTGGTGAAGACTTTTCAGGCTTCAAGGTTGGTGATTGTGGCGTGACACAGATCAGGAACGTCTCAGAAGACAACTCGGTTTGTTACCGAGTCGATTTTGGGGACGGTACGGCGCAGTTGATCTACAATCCTAATCTGGTGTTTAGGAGTGCGCCGGTCGTGAATGATATTGGTGGTGGTTTGGTAGAGAACTATCAGGGTGTTCGCTGAGTCTGGCATTTCAAGGAGTCAAAATGGCATACACCAAGAAAAAACCGAGTGATCGTGAGGTGGAATTCTTTGCACGCCTGCGAGCGTTGCTGAAAGAGTTCGACGTAGATATTGACATAGTTGATGAAGGCTTACAATACGGTAACCCGACGCCATTTGTTCGCTTTGAGTTCAATGCTGAATACGGGGTGTATAATTTCAGTCGAATCAGTTCGGCGGATGAGCTTGGTGAAGATGGTGCCTGTAAGGTTTCTTGAGATAGGAAGCGAAGATGCAGATGCAGACTGATAACGACCGCAGTGACTTCATTCTTCTCAAGGCCCAAAAGGCGATTGAAGACTTCACGCAGGAGGCGTTGTATTGGCAAGGCATTCCAGTAACCGTCTTGCACCATGAGCCGACGTGGCTTGAGTTGCGTGATGCAATCACATCAGTGTTGTTCGATATGGATCGCGAGCAGGCTGAGGCTGAACGTGAGGCACAGCGGGTAGTTCGGGACTGTGTTTGAATAGACAAATCTCAGCAGAAAGGCGGTGTAAAGTCAAAAGTGCTTACCGGCAAGCACTTTTCGAAAGTGTAGTAGCCGTAGTTCGAATCAGTGTCCATTAGGGCTTATGTCCACTCATGTTTCGTGGGGGGAAAAGCCAAGATGAGGGAAGAAAAACAAGATGAGTGCTGTGAAGTTGCCGGTAGGAACCGGAGTGTGGCGTGCTGAGGTGTCCCGGTCTGCGAAGTCGAATAAGACTTCGCATGTTTTCATGGGAGACATACCATCTGTGAGTCTGGATGCAGGTGTAGACCTGGAAGAATTTGTGAGGACGGTGTTCGTCGAGATCGAGAAGCGTGGCTATATGACGGTCACAGTGAGTTTGGCGTGTGGCGACATCTTGTGGATCGATGCAATCAACGACCAGGATGGTGTTGACGTGCTGGCAGTTCGGCACAATGCGTCAACGTTTCCGGGTGGTTTCGTGGGTATTTGGGTTTCGTAAATTGGGGATTGAGTAATGGGCAAGAAACGTTCCGCAGTCGAAGTGGCTGAAGTGGTGGCGGCAGTTGAGATCCATCAGGATGATGCGTCAGAAGAAATACCGAAGGGTCAATTGGGCGACTGGGGAGACAAGATGCATCCCGACGTTCGGCAGGCTGCTGACGAGTATATTTCGTTGCTGCGAGAGCACAACGCGGCAAAGGAGTCGATGAATGTGGCCAAGGAAGACTGCATAGTCAAGATGAAGGAACATGGCGTGTTGCGAGTGCAGATCGACGAAGGCGGCAAGTATCTGGTTTGCGAGGATGCGGTGAAGCTGGTGACAAAGGCCGCTAAGAAAGAGAAGGGCGGGAACGACGATGAGTAGTGCATTGATTTTAGATCTGATCGAGATCGTGCTGAGTTTGTCAGTCGGCACGGTGTTCGGGATGTTGCTTGGCGCATTTTTGGATCACAAGGACGTGCTATATGTGTGTCCGCGTTGCAAGGCAATTGGTGGCAGGAAGCCAAACGTTTTGGAAGAGTGCAAGGACGACTTCAACCGATTGAGTGAGACGTTGAAACAGTCAGAGGAAGAAGATCTCCAATATCGTGATCGCATTAAGGATGTTGAAGATAGACATCGTAATCGCAGTCGTGAAATCGAAGCCGCAGATGTGGATGCGGATCTATCTATCCTGGATGAGCTCCACGAACTTCTGGATTGCGTTGAATCTGATATGTCATTGAATGGCATCGACGAGTTCAACCGGGATTCGCTGAGTAGTTTAGGGCAAACACTGTACGACGTGCTGCTGCATGGCAATGCGGCTACGGTGAGGCTTAAGAACGCGAATGACAGCCTTACAAGGTTGCGTGCTGAGGTAGTGACGCTAACGGCACAGCGTAATGCGGCACAGGAACAGCATACTGACGGTTTGCTGTTTGGAGATTTGCATTCGCGTGTGCAGCATCAACTTGGCGCGACGAAAGAGGCGATGGCAAGGGAACGCAATCTGTCGGAAGGACTGTGAGTAAATATGGCCGACAAGCATTCAACTGCCCATATTTACTCATTGCTGGCAGCACGATACGCAGGTAATGAGTGGGTTTACATAAATGAAGTGCCGGACGGAACTGGCATGAAGAAAAATCGTAGCGCGGATGCTGTTGCCATCGGCTTGTGGGGCAAAAACGCTAAGGAGTTTCATGCGTTCGAGGTGAAGTCTTCTCGGTCGGACTGGACACATGAGCTTCAGGATATGGAAAAGTCGCGATCGTGGAGAAACACGGTCGCTTCGTTTTGGCTGGTAGCAGGACGCGGAGTCGCGAAACTGGAAGAGGTTCCTCCCGACTGGGGGTTTCTTGAGGTGGCAGCAAATGGCGAGTCCCTCAAGATTCGCAAGCAGCCGGCAGTTATGCCACGTGACAGCGTCAAGCTCAATGTGGTAGCGGCTATGGTGCGTAGAGCGGCTGATATGCTTCCGGAAATCTATAAGCCGGAACTGGCTGAAGGACGCGACCAGTATCAGGCAGGGTATACTGAGGGGCGTCTGCGAGAGAAAGAGATCTACAAGGGAACGGAAAAGCGGCTGGAGCACCTGGAAGGCGTTATCAAGAGACTTGGCGTGATGATGGGACAAAGCGTTGAGTTCATGGGTCCAGACAACGTGGCGCTGAAAATAATGAAGGCGGCAATGCACGGTAACATCGGTCATTTACTAAATCGGATGAAACGAGCCTGCACTGGCGCAACGCAATTGCAGTCTTCTTTGACAGGCATCAGTGACGAGCTTGGAGCCACATTGGCAGAGATCGAAAACTTTTCTAAATCGGCACTAAATTCTGAATCGGTCCTGATCAATGGTCAGAATTGATCGTATATGTCATTGTTCGATTTGGCTGGTTGCTCGATCATAAATGGATTAGTGACATGCAGACATCAGGAACTTTGCAGATTCGCTGGCTGATACGGCGTGACATGCCGGAAGTGCTGAATATCGAGCGGCACAGTTCTATGTCGCCGTGGACCTCGGATCAGTTCGTGACGTCTCTGAAATTGCGTAACTGCATTGGCATAGTCGCAGAGCTTGATGGTCAGATTGTGGGATTCATGCTGTATCTGCTTGAGAAGGATCATCTTTATGTGATCAACTTTGCTGTCCACGAAGATCATCGGCGTACAGGTGTCTGGCGTCAGATGTGCGAGAGATTGATCGCAAAGTTGGCGCAGCAAAGACGTCAATATATCGACGTGCTGATACCGGAGAGGAACGTCGCGTGTCAGCTATGTTTGGCGTCCTTTGGATTCAGTGTGGTACGTACTGAGAAGCCGAGTTTTTCTGACTGCGATGAATACTTGATGCGATATGCTGTAGCGTCCAGCTCGGTCGAGAGCGGCAACCGGATTAGTGAATACTTTGAAGATGGTGAATAGGGGTCTCGTTTCTGTGGGAGAGTTTTGTGAAAATTCAATGTGGTGTGCGTGAGTTGATTGAGGCTTTGGCAATCGCGGCATCCGCGACGGCAGCAAAGAGCGCTAAGCAGATTATGATGAACGTGTTCGCGACGGCGAATGGATCGTCGCTTACGCTATACGGAACGGATGCCGAAGTGTCGGCGTCAGTGACGCTGTCAGTGTCGTGTGACGGTGGTGGAGACTTTCTGATACCGACACGACGTCTGTCGTCGATTCTGGCTGAACTGATGGTAGAGACTGTTGAACTGACCGTCACGGAAAAAGGTATTCGGATACAATCTACTGGTGTAGACTTTCGATTGTCGAATGAGAGCGCGGCAGAATATCCATCGATGAGTTCAGGGCAGTCTGACAAATGGTTCAAGATTTCGTCTGTGGCTCTGAAGAAGTTGATTCAGAGAACGATCTTCGCGCGTGATTCGAATTCGACGCGGTACGCTCTTGGCGGCGTTCTGTTTGAGGTCGATAAGGGGGAACTTACCTGTGCGGCGACAGATAGTCGCAGACTGGCAGTTTGCAATTTTACTGTCGGTGGTGAAGTTGATCTTACGATGCGTGGCGTCATTCCAGTTAAGATCCTGAAGATGGTTGATCGGATTGCGCCGTGTGAACTCGAGGTGTCGATCACCGACAATAGCATCGTGTTTCGGTCGGAAACCATGACGTTCACAAGCCGTGTTGTCGAAGGCAGGTTTCCTCGATGGCGTGATGTTGTGCCAAAGAAGTTCGGAATTGAGCTCAATGTGATGTCGCACATGGCGGCAACGGCAGTACGGCAGGCGATGGTTGTGACGACCGAGGAAAGCCGAGGCGTCGTTGTCAGCCTTGCGGAGGGTCTTGTAACTATCAAGTCACAGTCGTCTGACGTTGGTTCGTCGGACATCGAACTGATGGTTTCGGCACCGATAGACGCTGAGTGTTCGTTGACGATCGATCCGAAATATGTTTCGGACTTTCTGAAATGTGTGCCTGCTGAAGATCTGGTGTACTGGAGGATGAACGACGCGGATTCGGCTATGATGCTGACGGACGGCGAGAACTTTCGGTACGTGATTATGCCTTTAGCACAGGACCGGTAAAGTTATGGTTCAACCAATCAAGTGGCATGGCGGAAAGTCGTATCTATCAGCCTGGATAATAGGGAATTTTCCTGATCGCAACAGTTATACGCACTACAACGAAGCGTTCGCCGGTGGATTGTCAGTGCTGTTCGCACATGATCCAGATGGCAAGTCGGAGGCCGTAAACGACCTAAATTCAGGGTTGTCCGATTTCTGGTTCATTCTTTCCACGACACCGGAAGCAATGATTCGCGAATTATGGGCGACGCCTTTATCTCAGGAAGTCTGGGAGTCTGCGACTGAAATGCGAGCCGATGACGATCGCATGAAACGAGCGACCGCATTCTTTGTTCGTTACCGGCAGTCACGACAGGGACTTGGAAAGGATTTCGCGACTCCAACGACACGAGTACGGCGAGGAATGAATGAAAACGTGTCTGCCTGGCTTACAGCAGTCGAAAGTCTGCCTGAAGCCCATGAACGGCTACGTCGCGTGGAAGTTCGGAACATGGACGGCATTAAGTTCATAGAGAAGTACGATCACGAAAGCGCATTATTCTATCTCGATCCTCCTTATGTGCATGAAACACGTGTGACAACGAAAGATTATGAATGCGAGATGTCAGTCGCAGATCATCTCCGGCTGCTGGAAGTTCTCGTGAAACTGAAAGGCAAGTTTCTGCTGAGTGGATATGACAGCGAGATGTACAGGCGGGTTGCTGATCAGAATGGGTTCCGGAAAGTCGAGAAAGAGATCGACAACAAGGCGAGCAGCAAGGATGTAAAAGAGAAGAAGACAGAGTGTCTGTGGATGAATTATTAGGCGATAACTCGCAAGAGTCTTAAACAGTGTGATTTGTTTATTTGAGTAAATCATGTCGAGTATAGATAATTATCACGACGATTGGCACGCGGAATACTTCGCAGCACATAAATGCTGGGACGTGACGCGCGGGCCAGCAGACGATGCCTCGGAGCGGTTTTCTGTCATCGAAGAATTAACTGAATCGGATGCGAAACTGATTGCGGCGTCACACAAGTTGCTCGAGGCGTGCTGTGCTGTGTTGGCAGCACTGGAGAAAGAGGCAGAAGAAACAGGACATATACTCTGGCTAGATCCGCCATACGTGTTGCCTGGTGTTCATGTGTCTGCGATTGAGATGTTACAGTTGGTGATCGATGAGGCAATGAACAAAGCAAAGGATGAGTAAACAATGCCAGCAATGCAACTTCAGTGCATCGGTGCCGTGGTGCGAGAGTACCAGAGCGAAGATGCGGAATCCATATCTTTGATCGACGATGCTTCACGTACGGGCGCGATGTCGGTCGTCAAACTACTAGACTATGCAAACGACATGCTCGTACTGGAACGATCGGGCAAGATCCGTGGCTACTGCCTTTATTCAGAGCGGCGTAATTCGTTTCGCATTCTGCATATGAGCGTGGATCAGCAGCGGAGCGGGTTCGGCTGTCGTTTGATCAATGCGTTGCTCACTCGTGCGATCACCAAGGGCAAGAGCCGCATTGATGCTTATGTGGACGAGAAGAACGTGCAAGGGCAGTTGTGGTTCGCTAAGCGTGGCTTTGAATGCGTCGAGATCGTGACTGTGGGTAAGTTGGTGCAGTACGTGTTTCGATCGTTGCGGAGCCAACTGTGAGTGATTCAATGTGGGGTAAAATGCCTGTCGTAAAAATTGGCGGAAAGGTAGTACACGCCAGTAGCATGGTATTTGATCCAGGCATCCGTTTATCCGAGAACAACGGATCGATTTATAGGCTTCAAAAACCAACTCCGTCAATCACGATAGCCGTCTCAATAGGTGACTACGAATTGTATTCAGAAAACCATGTGAGACTTGTCTTCGCGACAAAGAAGCGGTGGAAGTTCCCTGACGACAGATTCGTTTCCTACGATCAGTCTGATGAGTCATGGTGCAGGTATTTGGGCATCGGCCACGAAGTGGAATACAATCCGGTGATCGAAATGCAAAACGCATTCGTTGAAGACGCGGATTACGATCGAGTTCGTTTCGTGGGCAGTATCGAACATAAAAATTGTGACGTGGACAGTTCCTGTGTCGAGTCTTTGATTGGCGGGCAGTCGTGAGCGAATCCGGAATTCACTACAGAGACTATCAGCAGCGAGCGGTTGATGCTGTGTGGTCCCACTGGGATGCTGGTGTGCGGAGCACGTTGTGTGTGGCTGCGACAGGCACAGGTAAGAGCATTTGTTGCGCTGGTATCGTAAACAGGATGCTTGAAAGTTCACGGTTCATGTACATCGTGCATCGTGACGCGCTGGCCAAGCAAGCTGTGAAACAGTTTCGTAAGTTCACTGATCGGACAATTGCCGTTGAGATGAAGCAAGAGGGCATCGGACGTAATCACGACGGCAGCGCTCAGATCATTGTCGCAAGCGTGCATTCATTGCGGTTTCGCCGAAAGAAGTACGCGAAAGATGCGTTTGACTTCGTGGGTACGGATGAAAGCGACAGGTTCGCCGGCAATACCTGGGCTGAGATCGTCGGATACTTTGAGGCTCAGCATCGGATCGGGTTTACGGCAACGCCACATCGGCATGACGGCGTTAAACTGATCGGTGAAGGCTGCGAGTTCGATTCGATGGCATTCTGCTATCCGATTGAGGAAGGCGTTGACAACGGCTGGATCGTGCCGTTCAGGTGGCAGGTTGAGCATTGCCGCGACATTGATCTGGAATCGATCGAGCTCACAGGAACAGGCGACTTGTCACCTGGTGGCGTAGAGCGGGAAATGTCCAAAGATCCCGTGGTACAGTTCATGGTCCGCAAAATGATTCATGTCGCGCAAGGCAAGCAGGGCATGCTATTCTGTGCGTCGGTCGATCAGGCTCACGCTTGCAGCCGAGAGTTCCATAAGCAGGGTGCGACGGCAGTAGCGATCACGGGAGACACGCCAGAGTTCGTACGTGATTACCTGGACCGTGAATTCAAGTCTGACAGGGCACAGTTCATCTGCGTGTGTGAAATGCACGTGGAAGGCTACGACCATCCAGCGATTCAGGTTGTGGGCATGGGGCGTTTGACGTGCTCATGGCGTAAGTATGTGCAAATGGGCGGTCGTGGATCGCGCACGATGGGAGAACCTGTTGGAGCGACGGCAGGGGAACGTCGGGCGTGGATAGCAGCATCGGAAAAGCCGCACTGTACGATACTCGACTTCGTTGGCAACAGTACGCGCCACAGCATGATGTTCGGCATTCACCTGATGGGCGGGCAGTTTACGCCGGAAGAATTGGCCGAAGCTGTTCGGCTGGTGACGGATCAGGGCAAGGCGTTCAATCTGGAACAGGTGGAATACGACGCAAAGAAGAATGTGGCGGCACGACCGAAGTCAATGACAGTGAGTGAGTTCAGTTTCAACGACACGGCTGAAGAGCGCAGGTTTACTCGCAACCATCGGGCAGATCCTTTTGAGATCCTGCAATTGGATAAGTCGGCACCGCAGAGAGTGATAGCTGAGGAAGACACTTACGGTGCTGGCTGGAGATCGGCACGCGAGTTTTTGGTAGAAAGTAAGATCCCGGAGAGCGACATCGGTAACTTGTGTCAGTATTCTATCGTATATCTCAGGGATGAATTGAAGCGACGTTCGCGGGAGGGGTTGTGTACGTTTCCGCAGGCGATGAGGCTTTACAATCTGGGGTATGATTGTGGCGACATGACGTATCGTCAGGCGAGAGACAAGATTATCGCAGCACGGGCGATAAATTGGCTGCGACCTGTGAACGACGGGCCAAATAAGAGGTTTGTGAACCGATGAACTTCTACAACGACAATGATCCCTTTGCGGCTGAGTGGCTGCAGTTGCTGATCGATGGTGAAGCGATTCCGAAAGGTAAAGTTGATGGTCGGTCAATCATCGAAATTACAGCAGCAGACGTTCTGGGATACCGACAGTGCCATTGGTTCGCAGGCGTTGCAGGCTGGCCAGAAGCCTTGCGAATTGCAGGGTACGGCAGTGCAGACGGGATATGGACAGCCTCAATGCCTTGTCAACCGCTTTCGAGTGCCGGTAAACATCACGGTGAGAAAGATGAACGACACCTCTGGCCAGAATTCTACCGTCTCGTTAGCGAGTGTCGCCCTGCAATCATTATTGGAGAACAATCTGCGAGCGCGGATGGACGTGAATGGCTTGATGGAATATCGCTTGATCTGGAAGAGGTGGGATATGGGGTCGGGGCGTCAGATTTGTGCGTTGCGGGGATCGGCTCGCCGCATATCAGGCAGCGAATCTATTGGGGCGCTGTTCGGATGGCCGACACCGAATACGATGCCGGATGCGCCGAACATGTCACAGAATCGCGGGGACGGTGTGCGAAATCGGGAGACACCTCAGAGTGTGAAGGGGCTTGTCGGATGGCCGACACCGATCGTGAACGACAGTCGCGGCGGGAGAAACAGTACGGCTGTGAGAAGCAATCCGAACAGCAAGCATCACGACGGGATGACACTGGTGGATGCAGTGAGTCTGACAGGCTGGCCGACACCGCGAGCAGTAACGGGCGGCGCGGAAAGTGCGGAAAGAAAACAGGAACTTGGCAGGACGGTGAGCGGCGGGTCGGATCTGCAGGCAGTTGCGCAGTTGACAGGCTGGGGAACTCCGAGAGTGACAACGAACGGGGGTCAAGGATCAGTAAATCGTGCGACGGACGGCAAAGCCCGACTGGAGGATCAGATTCAAGGGTTGACGGGATGGGTTACGCCATCAGCCAGGGACTACAAGGACACTCCGGGCATGTCACAGACAGGGATAAATCCGGATGGGTCGGAGAGAACGCGACTGGATCAGTTGCCGCGTCAAGTGCATGGTCTGATTTCAGGATCGTCGGATGCCTTGACGGCAAGTACAGGCGTCTTAGCGCCACAGATGAGCCGTTGGTTGCAGGGATTCCCCGAAGCATGGGATCGTTTGAGCCCCGGATACAAGGAATGGCAAAGCGTGCAAGACGCAATCGTATCGGCAGGTTGAAGGGCTACGGAAATGCCATTTGCCCACAACTTGCCGCAGTTTTCATTCAGTCATTTATGGACGCAGTCAGCCATTGAGCGATAATCGTATATGCCATACAGTGGGGAAGTAATGCCAACGTCAGTTGAAGAAAGTTCCAGTCTGCCGTTGGATCAAATCGTCTGCGGTGACAACGTCGCTGTACTCAGTACGTTTCCGGATGCGTGCATTGATCTCGTGGTGACATCGCCGCCGTACGATAATTTGCGCACTTATTCATCTGGTAAGCCGATGAGTGAGTTATGGGACTTCGAAGGCGTGGCTCAGCAACTGTGGCGAGTTATCAAACCGGGTGGCGTTGTTGTTTGGGTGGTGGCTGATGCGACGGTTGACGGCAGCGAGACGGGAACATCGTTTCGGCAGGCGTTGCGGTTTATGGATATCGGGTTCAATCTTCATGACACAATGATCTATTTGAAAAACAGCTATCCTTTTCCGCCATCGAATCGTTATTACCAACAATCGGAGTATATGTTCGTGCTAACAAAAGGAAATCCTGCGACGTTTAACGGATTGGTACAGCCTACTCAGTGGCGCAAAGATACAAATGAAGTCAGTACGACAAGGCAGGCAGACGGATCGACGAAAGAAATGCAGTATGAGAAAGGGAAAGAAACACGATTGCGTGATAACGTGTGGAAAGTTGATACTGGCTTTATGCGGACGACGGGCGATAGAATCGCGTACAACCACCCTGCCATCTTTCCAGAAACCATCGCCCGCGATCATATCCTTTCATGGTCAAACGAAGGCGACGTCGTTCTCGATCTGTTCAACGGATCTGGTACCACGTCGAAAATGGCACGAGAAATGGGCAGGCGATACATCGGAATTGAAGTCAACCCAGACTACTGCAAGATCGCAGAAAACAGGCTGGCGCAGCAAATCTTGTTTTAGTTGTTCAATTAGCGTATATGCCATACAGTGGAGGTGTTCAATCGACGTAATCAATCAGACGGATGGATTTCCGCAAGAGTTAGGGCCCGGCATGATGCTGCGCAAAGTTTCGATGGATGTGGTGGGCAGGGATGAACCGCGAAAACTACAGGATGTAATCGCACTGGCAAATTTTCCAGTGGCAGAGTGGGGCGTTAAACTAAAGAGCAAAGCGTCTCTCAAGGTATTACGTCGCATGGCTGTCGTGTTGTTCGGTTCATCGGCACAAACTGATGAACTGCGTTTAGCGCGTACAAATGCGCCAGTGTCGTTTGTGCTCGAAAGTGTTCGTGTTCCGCGAACGCATATGTCGTAATTCAAAAGGGGTGCTGAAGCGTGTCAGAAAGTAAGTCAGAAAAAATCGCCGGGTATGACGTTCATCCGCAGGCTGCGAAGTTCCCGTTGCTCGAAGGCGCGGAGTTCGATGAACTGGTAGTGTCCGTGAAGGCAAACGGGCTAAAGAAGCGGATCAAGCTCACGAGTCTTGGGGTTCTTGTCGATGGTCGAAACCGTCTGCGAGCGTGCATCAAGGCAGGCATTGACCCGCAGTTTGAGCAATTGCCGGAGGGCACGGATGTGCTGCAGGTAATCGTTCAGGAAAACATTCTGCGTCGGCATCTGACCGTTAGTCAGCGAGCGATGTTTGCGGCTGAGTTGGTGACGGCTGGAACCGGGCGTCCATCAGGTGGTACGGATCGGGTATCGTCGGCAGAAGCTGGCAAAAAACTCAGCGTGTCAAAATCTACGGTGGATCATGCCAAGAGCGTCATAGCCAAGGGCGCTCCAGAAGTTGTGGCGGCAGTAAAGTCTGGTGAGATCGACGTGAAGCCAGCGGCTAAGATCGTGGATCTGCCGAAAGAGGACCAGCCAGCGGCTGTTGAGCAGCACAAGGCGGATAAGGGCAAGCCGCGTCAGAAGTCTACAGATGCGTCTTTCAAGCGTGATAAGTGGCGTGCTAAGGCAGAGACAGCGCTGAGTAAACTGGTCGCAGAAGCTCCAGCAGACCTGCATGACTGGGCGCGTGGTGCGTTGCGTGACTGCACGGGCGGTTCATTGCGTCGTGAGGCGAAACTGAACGTGCCGGAAGGTGACGAGGTTGCTCTGTACGATGAGTCTGACGTGATCAGCCGCATTGAGTGCATGTTGAAGGAAATACCTGCTGGCGAGCGAAAGACGATCGGCCAGGCGATTGGGTGTTATTTCATCGGCAAGAAGCCAGAGCACTATCTGCCGGCGTTTGTGGCCGAAGACGGTGAGGCTGAGAAGATCGGCGGCGTGATCGCTGAGTTGCGTCATCGGCTGAAGCAATTGGAAGAGATTCCGGAGGCAGCGAAGGTGCTGAAACGTGCAGCGCTGGAGTTGAAGAAACTCACGAAGGCTGAAGACGCCGAATAACGATCTGAAGGAGAGTTTCCGTGAATGATGTTGACAACGTACTTTCATGGTTCGCGTGTGGCGTTAAGTGGCTTGGGATCTGTTCGATTCTGCTTTGGCCGCTCGGTGCATGGAAGCTCGTCGAAGTTGTGATTTGGATCTGTGGGCTGTTGTGTTGATTGAATCGACACGTTGATGGGACGTGTCGATTTTTTGTCTGAATGTAGACATGGGGTGCTTTATGGCTGTGGAAGATTTGGAAGAGTGGCGCATTATTGACTCGCATCCAGAAAGGAGTTCTCTGGATATCCATTATGGCCATCAGCACGTAGCCTTTCTCTTAATGATCGAAGGCAGGGAAGAGCAGCAGCGGCGCAATGCTACGCTGATTATCGCGGCAAAGGATCTGCTGCGAGCGTGTGAGTCTGCCATGCGAATCGTTGACCTGTGGGGGCCGATAGATGGTCTCGAGAACTCCTTAGAAATGTCGGCACTATCCGCAATGAAGCACGGATTCGAAGCCGCGATTTCAAAAGCCAGGACGGTCAACATTGTGCGGACAGCGCCAGCAACTGAACCTGAACCAGGCGAAATGAACCTCGAATCGCTCATATAGGATATTTAACATGCTGTCAGTGGATGAAGCGAATGAGTTGGCACAGGTTGTCCTGAAGCACGGCATCGAAGATCTGATTCGTGCCGTTGGCTTCGGTAAGATCGAATTGCCGGAAGCCGCAAGGATAGCGCAGTTGCCAAACGGAAAGCAGCATGCGCTGGCAGTAACAGGATTTATTGCGCCGGTGGAGCGTGATCTGGTGGCTGAGATTGAGGCTCTGTGGCATGGTGCGAGTAAAGCAGAGCAGTCGGAGGCGCTGGGTTCAATAGCTGACATACTGGGGTTGGATGTGCCTAAGCGGCAACAGGGTGCGTTGTTCGCAGATGATCGTCCAGTGGCTGCACGAACGAAGACATCAGATGCTGAGTTCGAAGTGTTCTGGAAGGCGTTTCCACGCAAGACAGACAAGGTTAAGTCACGCGCAGCCTTTGAGAAGTCAGTTGCTGGGCTGTGCAAGGATATGGCGATTGAGGAAGCCATCCGCAAGATCATGGATGGCGTGGCAGCGTATGCCAAGAGCATCAAGGATGACGTGGTGTGTCATGCGACGACGTGGTTAAATCGCGCACGCTGGGAAGATGAGATTGGTGCGACAGGTTCTGTGACGGACAAAAAGCGGTTCGGTGAGTTTCGAAAGAAGACACCTCAAGAGTTGGCTGTATTTTAGTTTAACAAAAGGGCTAAAGATGAAATATCTGGAAGACGGCAGTGCAGTTGAAGTGGTGGCTGAGATTGAAGCCGGTGTAGTAGTTAAAACGTACTACGAAGACTGGTCTGAGGATGGTGAACCTGACGAGTTTCTTGGCGATAAATTGACGGTCGTCAAGCGAGTATTCGACAATCCGCCGATGGAGAAAATGTACAAAGAGGTCGCAGAACTGGACCGTCTAGTGTGTGAAACTCACAAGGCGCTGGAAGCGGCTAGACTTGATTTGCTAACCGTCCTGAAAGAGCGTGATGCCTTCATGAAAAAGGCGGCGCAGTATCCTGCACTGAAGAATATCGAAGACTTTATCGACGGGAAGATAACGCACTATGTCAGGGTGAACGACGGAAGTGTGCAGATACTTGATCGACTCAAGTGGGTCGAAGATGGTAGGACACACGCGAATAATCAGCAGTTATTGTCGCTGCACGGAGATTCAAAAGGAAATCTCACGTGGAACCTGAATCAATACTCAGAGCCAAACAGCGGTGGATGGACACAAGTTATCCCGTGTCTTTCGAAAGAAGATGCCCTCAGTGTTGCGATACCGTTGGCGCTGGCGGCGCTGGCTTCGGCTCAAGATTATTACTTGGAATACAGAATCGTTGAGTGCAAAGCACTAGGCATTGAGATTCCGGAGGAGATCACACGTAGGCTTGAGGCATACAAGGTGAAAGGCATCCTTGATGAGGTGGATGCAGCCAAGAAAAAAGTGAAGGAATGTGAGTCTCGGCTATTGGCAGTTACAGCGAAAGGTGCTGGTAATGCCAATGTCACCTGATGAGAAGTTTATAGCAGACTTCATCGCCATCGCGCGGGAGCGGATTGGTCTGTGCGAAACATCGGCAGAACTTGCGGCGTTCGGTCAAGAAATCGCGGATTCGATGAAAGAACTCAGCATCAGATCGAATCAGTTGACGCCGATGCGACCGGCGTATTTGGCTCGAAACAAGATACTAATCGAGCGTGAGGCTAAGGAGTGAATGTCATGGATGCTGGGCGTGAACGAATGGTGCGGATCGTCGGGGAAAGGTATGCAGACTGCGACTTTTCCACGTTCAATATTGGTGATGATAACGACACTGAAGATCGACGCCATTGCGGGCAGGTTGCGTTTCGTTACGCAGCATTGCTCGAAGAGAACTGTGCAGGGGGCAGAAACCTCGTGTTCTCAGGTCCAAAGGGCACTGGCAAGGATCACCTGGCAGTTTCCGTGTTACGGCGGGCGTTATCAAAAGGCATGACTGTCGCGATGGTGAGAGGATCGGTCTTGATGCGTGAAATGCTGGAGGGCATTAAGTCTGGTGATGGCATAGATCTGAAATACGAGTCGCGCGACATTCTTCTGTTGTCAGACATCGAACCGCGAGCTGACAAAACAGGGTCAACGTTTTTCCAGGAATCATTGCTGGATCTGATCGACGCACGGTACAGGCAGAATCGCCCAATTATCGTGACGACGAATACAGAGTCACGTGATGAGATGGTGAATGTGATTGGAGATCGTGCCGTCGATCGACTGCTGGAAGGTGCTGTGATTATTCGCACAAACTGGGCCTCCTATCGTAATCCAAAGGAGGCGTCTAATGCTTGAAGATGAACTCAGACTACCACCGCAGAATCTGGATGCAGAGCGTGCTGTACTTGGCAGTATGACGATGTCAGAGGAGGCGGCAGAACACGCTGTCACAGTGCTATGCGAAAACGACTTCTACAGTCAGCAGCATCGAATCATGTTCTGTGCGATTAAGCGATTGCTGGCAAGTAAGGTGCCGTGTGATCCGGTGACAATCGCGGATGATCTCGTGTCAAAGGGTGAGCTTGAGGATGTTGGCGGCATTCCGTATGTGGTTGCCATCATGGAAGCGGTTCCGACATGGGCTCACGTTCGCTACTACGCGAATATCGTCAAGCGTGAGTCTGTTCGCAGGCGTATGATTCATCTGATGGTGGAAGGGCAGAACGATGGCTACAACAGCACAGTAGAGCTTGAGCCACTGATAACCAGGCTGACGGATGGTCTGGATGACCTGGTAGCTGAGAGATCCACGGAGTTGCAGCCTGTATCGGCAGTCGTGTTGCAGATGCGAGAGGAACATACGAAGCCGAAATATCCGCACGGCACAGGGCTGGAAGATCTGGATCAGATGTTGATGGGCGGTGTGCGTCCTGGACAATTGACGGTGATTGCAGCGCGGCCTTCGATCGGTAAGACATCGCTCGGAATGCAGTTCGCTGAGTTCGTGTCTAAGAATCAAATCGCGGCGTTGTTTTTCTCTGTGGAAATGTCGGCAGTTGAGTTGGTAGAGCGCGTGGCAAAGCAGGGTCCAAAGCGAGCGGATGAACTCGCGGCACTGCCATTATTCATCGAGGACAAGTACCTGGATCTGGAAGACATCATGAACTGCATCCGGATGGCAAAGCGCCGTCAGATGGTGAAGTTCGTCGTGATTGATTATTTGCAGTTAATTCGAACCAATGACCGGTTGCAAAAGCATGAAAAGATCGAGCGATGCACGAATGAACTGAAGCTGCTGGCCAAAGAATTGCGAATCGCGATTGTCGTGCTCGCACAGATCAACAGGCAGAGCGAAAAGCGAGACGACAAGAAGCCGACACTGGCAGACATCAAGGGCGCTGGTGGAGTGGAAGAGGCGGCTGACGTGGCCATGCTGCTGCATCGTCCAGAATTTTACGATCCGGATGATATGCCGGGCGTGGCACAGATCATTGTCGCCAAGAATCGTAATGGTCCGACAGGCACGGTGGATGTGGGCTACGTGAAAGAAAAAACGATGTTTGTGCCTTTTAAGAACAGGCCGATTGACGTGAGTGCGTACGAAGGAATTGGAGCGCCGTTCTGATGTTCGGAGACACGAATAAAGATCCAGAGGATGATGAATATGATTCGTTTGACGAGTCAGAGATTTTCGACGATGAACTCGAGGACAACTTCGAGCCAGTGGGTTCATGTGAAGAATGCTGCACGAATCTCTATGAGGAAGATGATCCGGAACTGTGCGACCAGTGTTTGTGGGCAGCAACCGGTGGCGATGTGCCAGATGAAGATGACGAAGAGTTTTTCTGTTTGGATTTCTGAGTTGCGAGAGGGGCTAGTATGAACGGGTTGATTTTTGATACAGAAGTGAATTCACTGGAACACATGGAACCGGTGGAGGTGGCTCATTGCGTAGTTTCGCTGGATGATGGAGTTCTGTCAGCAGGTCCGATCATCACTAATCGCTATAAGCCATCTCAGGCATTTGAGATCGGGGCAATCAGCGTGCATCTGATTATCCCAGAGGACGTGGTAGACTGTGATGCATCGGACACGGCGACAATTCCAATAACGGAGTATGTGATCGGGCACAATGTTGACTTCGACATGAACGTAATGAAGATCGATGGACCAAAGCGGATTTGCACGCTGGCGATATGTCGGCATCTGTGGCCAGAAACGAAGTCTCACACATTGACGGCGATGTTTCTGTCCCTGATGTTTGTGACTCGCGAAAACATAGAGCGGGTCCGATCTGCGCATGCTGCCGATGCTGATGTAATGATGACGTCTGACATTTTGCGATGCATCCTTGCATTGACTGACATCCAGACATTTGAGGAATTGTACGTACTTTCTGAGAGGTCAAGAATTCCGACACACATGCCATACGGAAAGCACAAAGGAGAGTTGCTGTCAAAGGTTCCTCGGGATTACAAGCAGTGGCTGCTGAAGCAATCGGACGTAGACCCGTATTTACGCAAGGCGTTGCAGGATGCGTAAACGATCACTGCGCGACTGCATACTGGATGCTTCACCTGATGGCTGGATGCCAGTGGTTGGTTCGTACGTGCTTGTGCCTGCGAAGGCGGTTATTGGTGCGTGGAGTGCGAAGGTTGTCGCTGTGCATGGCGACATTGTGCGGGTGATCGTGCCGCGATTGAATTACGGTCGGCAAGAATGGATTGCGGGCGATGTTCGTCCGCATCCGTATATGGCGGAGGTGTTTATGGAATCTACAGACAATGTGCCGCGTGGCGTTCCAACTCTGAACGTGGCGATAAATGCGATGCTCAATAAGAGTCGCATAGACCACGAGATGGACGTGGTACGCGCTCGATTTCGACGCGACATGGTAGAGTTGCTGCTGGATGGACCGAAGAAGTCACGGCCAGTCAAGGCGATGTTTCTGGATCTCAATGGTCGTGTCTCTGCATTGGATGCAGACGGTCAGTTAATCGATGAACTTCAGGTGTCAGTGATAGAGCTCTGGGCTGAGCACGCAGCACGCAATGGATTTGACGTGCAAGGCTGCGAAGTGAGAACGATGGTACTAGATGGGATTGCTGGGGCGGGGCCACATGGGACTTTAAACGTGTGTCCGAGTGGAATTCAGATGAATTGGAATTCGAAGTAATTAGACTTAGGCTTTAGGGGGGTTAACAATGAGGCAAACACAACTTGAAAAAGACTTTATCCATTGGCTGCGCGAACGGGCTAAAGGAGTTGAGCGTCGATTTGGACGTTCGTTCGAGAGTGAGGACGGCGATATGGACGACGACGAGTATTGCGTCGAGTGCATTGGAGAAGTGCAAAAAGAACGCAAGGCGTCAAAAAATCCTTGCTGTATTATTTATGGATGGGATGAAGCTCCCGAGACAGACAGTGAGCCTCGTTGCGAGAAGTGTGGCTGTGGGCTGATGTTTTCTCCAACGTCCCATTTCATTAAGGGCAACATTGAGTGGCTCGAAGAAACAAATGAACTAGACGCTGGCGGCGCTGAATTATTGCACGTTTGGCTTGATGGAATGGGTGACTATTCCCGAGATGAAATGTGGCCGATGATTGCGGCACACGCTAAGCGGATTATGAAACGTGCAGGCATGACGTGTGTTCCGAATGGATGGATCACGTTCACTCCATCGGATCAGCATGACTGGTGTAGAAGTTACTCAGTGTGGCTTTCGATCTATCAGCACTTTGCAAGATTGCTGTCAAAGTGGATTGATACAACAGGCAAAGGTGAACAGGGCTGGCTGTGCGACACGTCCGGCATAAACGTTCGATCGTTTCAGGTAATCGACAGTAAGGAAAAGGCTGAGAAATGTGTCAGGAAGTTGCTGTCCAGCGCTGGTGAAGACAACGATCGCGGTGACTTCCTGAGAAGCATCAATCTTTGGTCCGGTCAAGAAATGGATAAGCCAATTCGCATTAAAGATCAGCGATGCGACTGGCCGGAGTTCGGAGTCCGTGGGCGACAACTGAAGGTGTCTCCAAACGAGTTTCATACGGACGCAGTGATTCTTACTCATTCAAGCATGCAATTGTCGGCATGTGGCAAGTTTTGGCGTTATGAGATGGGTTACAGCGACAATCACTATGAGCCAACTTCATGGTGCGTGAGTATCAGTCAGAGAGATCAGAAAGAATGGATGAGTCTCCCAGTTTTCATGGATGCCATCGTGTCCTGGAAAGAAGATATCCTGAAACCAGAGGAGGAAACTCGCAAATATCGAGGCTACTATGGTGATTGGGATGCCGTCCATGACTCTCTGAGGAGGCTGTTTTACTTCCCGATGGGTGAGCACTATCTGGGCGTCGAACTGACTGATCAATTTATGAACATCAAGGGGTATGCCAGTACGAAACATCGTGTTGAAATGAATCGAAGAAAACTGTCGATTTTGGAGTCGTGGATCAAGCAAGCATTGGAGATAAAATGAACACAATGGTCGTTGGGGTCGATGCGTCTCTGAGTTGCACGGGTATCGTGGTTGGTGATAGCCCGCAGTCATTTATTGCCAGCGCGGTGAAGATCAAGCCAATGGGCAAGGATATGCGAAACAAGTTCATCCGACTGAAGACGATCGTGAACTGGGTGATGGAGCATTTGAAGGACGTGCAAGAGCCGATCATCTTCATTGAAGGGTACGGGTTCGCGTCTCAGTCGGCAGTGGCGCAAGCTGAGCTTGGCGGGATGCTGCGAGTTGGGTTGCTGTCCGTATTGGGTGAACATGGTCGGCTGATTGAAGTGCCACCGACAAGCATCAAGTTGTTCGTGGCTGAGCATGGACACGCGAAAAAGCCAATGATCGCTGAGTGGGTGAAGAAACGCTGGGACGTGGCATTCAAGACGGATGATGAATGCGATGCGTACGGGATCTGGCGCTTCGGGCGGGCGTATTTGGGGATCGACACTGGCTTGTCAGCGAAGCAGGCTGAGAGCGTGGACAAGGTGAAAAACCCAAAATGCAAGGTGCGTAAGATAAAAAAAACTGCGTAAAGTGTTTGTTCCATCGTATGTGTGGTAAATCGGAGGTGTTTTGTGATAACGTTAGAAGTGGCGTTGAAGTATTCGTTGGATTTGACTGCGTTGCAGGTTGAATCGGATTCGATCAATGGCAAGAGCACTGACGTGCTTGAGGTGTTTAGCGCAGCATTGGAATTGCTTGGCTGGGAACCGAATGAACAACCGGTTACTGCCAAGGCGGAAGTTGCTGCGTCGCCTGAGATAACCATTGAGTCGATCGAGCCATCCACTGATTTGTACAAGGAAGGCGACATCGTCGAAACCCGTTGCGGTGAGCACGCAATAATTATCGGACGGAACCAGAGTGGTGGTTACATCGGACACACGAACGCAAACTACCTTGCGTGGGACAGTAATGGGTTTTTATTTTGCAGCGATTTCGAACACCCAAAAGATCTGGTGCGTCGGATCGGGCGAGTTTGCGATTCAAAGTGAACGGTCTTGTGTATTTGCGAATTGACGTATATGTTATGCCGTGACGTGTGCTTTTAACGAAACGATCACCCGGCAACGGGAGGAGAATAACCATGAGTGAAACCGAACTACCGTTGCTCGGCGTGCATCGCCTTGTTAGCTGCGATTCGATGGTGGGAGTGCCGTACAAGAAGGACTTCCTGCCGATTCTTCTTGTATCAAAAGAACAGCAGATATTGGCGAAAGATTACAAGACGGCGGCTGATCAGTAACCATGTTAGTGACGTAGGTTTAACCTCGGAGTATTTGTATGAAGAATTTGGAAGCATTCAAGACATCATTTGTTCGTTTGACGGCTGTCTTCGGCCAGCCTGTGTTCGCAGACAAAGGTTGTATCAGGGATGAAACGTTCGCGGAATACGTTCGTGCGATGGGTGTGTATGAAAGTGTGAGCGATGATGATATTTCGAAGGCGACAGATTTCATCATCAACTATGGTCTGGCGTTTCCTTTTCCTGTGCAGTTCGTCAATGCGGTTTTTCAATTGAGAAATGAAGCGGCAGAGGATTTGAAGGAAGCTGCGAAGGCTGCTGCGAAGGCTGCGACAGTCAAAAGTTAATCAGGCTGAAATGTCCTGTAGTTTAGGATCATGCCATGCGAATCACCGAAGAGATACCAGACACAGACCATGCGTACGGCGCGTGTTACGACACAGACTTAGTCTATCGATACGCGATGTGGCGTAGTTGGCAGCCGCGTATTCGTCCCGAACAGATGGTGGCGTTCATTGGCGTCAATCCACCAGTTACGGATGAGTCTGAAAAAGACGCCACTCATTCCCGCTGTGTCAACTTAGCGAAGCGTTGGGGATACGCTGGCGTCGTGCTGGTGAATCTGTTCGCTCTTTGCGTAACCAAGCCGATGGAGCTCAAGCGAGATACCGTACGTGATCCTGTGGGGCCAGAGAATGACGAGATGCTGGAGTCGATCGCATTTACTTGTCCGCAGATCGTTTTGGCGTGGGGTAATCATGGCGGTTTTCTGAACCGGGATTGTGAAGTGATTGCGATGCTGAATCAAAACGCGGCTGGAAAGATCGTACACCTCGGATTGACGACGGCAGGATTTCCGAAACATCCGCAGTACGTCAGGGATACCGTGAAGCGCACCCCGTGGTTTTAAGCGTGGTCGAAAACTGCTTACCAGAAAGCACTTTAGTGTTTTAGGAGTTAAAACATGAGGTTATTCGCGATTCTGTTGCTGAGTTGTGCGTCAATTCTGGCAGACGAGCCTGATTTGGTGGGTGAGCGGTACACGTCGGCATCGTGTGTGCCGTGTCGGCGTTACGAGACGAATGAGCAGAGTCGCGTGACGTTCGAGTTTGCTGTCGTAAATACAGACAGTAAGCAGGGCTGCGAGCAGGCTGCGAGGTTCAAGGTTACTAAGGTTCCGGCGTTCATCATTCGCGACAAGCATGTGGGTACAGTTATTGCCAGGGCGGATGAGTTTCAGACGGCTGAACAGATCAATGCACTGGTTAAAAAGGCGAGTGCTGACCGTCTGGCGCGAGTGAAACACAATGAGGCGTTGCTTAAAACTGCCAGCGTTCGTATCACTCACACTGTAGGGTACAGCCGTGCGTGCGGCAGTGGCACGATTATCCGGGTAAGAAACAAGCGGGCGTGGGTATTGACGGCGGCACATTTGTTTCCGGGTGACGGAGCGATTACGGTTGAGCCTGTGCATCAGCAGGCAGGTAAGCGGTACGTCGGTTGCATCGTGGTGCATGACAGCATTAAAGATTTGGCCGTGATCAGATTTGATGCCGACGCTGATCTGCTGGCGCTGGAAGACATTGGCACGGCGACGACAGGTAGTGGATCTGTGGTCGTGTGCGGCTACCCAGGTGATTGGTCGGTATTTCGTAGGTTGGATACCAAGATGCTTCGGCTATCACTGGCGGATGGGTTGCCGATCGTCGTAACACAGGGTGATGTTGAGTCGGGAACAAGCGGAGGTGCGTTGACGTTGCACGGGACGATCGTCGGCGTGGTGTCGTGCGTTGATAGAGCAGCGAAGGAGACATACTGCCCGAACGGTGACAGCATCCAGGCGATTTTGTCACAGGTTGAGTTCCCGAAAGACTGATGATTTCGAAAGTTTGCCAAAAATTGGCAGAAAGGCCAATAATCATCTGCGGCGTGGTCGAGATTTATCGTATATGTCAGAGTGGTGTGTTGATTATCTTCGAGGCATGTTCTGGGGGAACAGTGATGGGAACAGTATTTGACCATGTGCAACGGTCAGTGGTGCAGAAGACAAAAGTGCAGAAATTCGCGGTTGGCCGGATCGTCAAAGAATTTCAGCGTAAACACTGTTCATTGGTCACGATGGCGTGCGGTTCCGGTAAGTCCCGTGTGACGTTCAGTGTGATCGAGAAACTGAAGAAGACGATCAGCATTGTCGCGGTACCGAATCTCGGGTTGATTAAGCAGGTAAGAGACGGCGTTTCTGACCGTAAGCTATTGCGCAATCACACTCAGTTGCTGGTGTGTTCTACCATTCGGCATGGCGATGTGCGTGAAACTCCAGAGGATTACGGGTTTTATGTCACAACAGACCCGCAAACGATTCTGGAAGCGTGCCAAGCGGCTACAGTGAAGAAGCCACTGTTGATCGTCGTGACGTACCAGAGCTTTGACAAGATCCAGGCGGCGATGCTTCTGGCAAAGAAGTCTCGCAAGCCGGTAACGCTCGGACTACTTGTCGCTGATGAGGCGCACAATACGGCGGGTGAAAACACGAAGAAGATGTCGCTGTGCTTGAGTGACAGCGTGGCAAAGATCCAGAAGCGGTTGTTTCTGACAGCAACACCGCGTGTCGCAGGCGAGACTGTATTGCGCCCTGAAACGTTGAACTGCATGAATGACACCAGCGTATACGGCAATCTGGTTTATGACCTGTCGTTCGCAAAGTCCATTAAGCAGGGCATCACATGTGACTACGAGATCCGTAGCATGGAAGTCAAATGTGATTCAGAAAAGGCTAAGAAACTGAATGGCAAAGACTACCAGAAAAGTGAAGGCCGCATTACGGAACTGGCAAAGTTCATCGCTCGTGAAATGAAAAAGAAGCCGGGTATGCGGATCTTCTCGTTTCATACGAAGTGCGAGAATGCGGAGGCGTTTAATCAGGCGTTGCTCAAATGCAAAGTGTGGAGTCGCTGCATCACGGGTGAGATGAAGTTCAGCGACCGTGAACAGATTCTGCGGGAGTTTGAGTCGCCAGGTGAAAGCCGAATCATTACCAGCGTGCGAGTGTTCGCAGAAGGCGTTGACGTGCCGTCAGTTGATACGGTGATGTTGACAGATCCGCTGACGACAGCAGGTCAGATTGCACAGATGGTTGGGCGTGGCCAGCGCGTGGAAGCTGGTAAGGAAAAACTGACCGTGTTTCTGCCGATCTTTCATCCGGTCGGGGAAGATGGCGATTTGGCAGAGCAGACGGCGAAGTGTTCGTACTTTCGCAGTGCGCTGAAGGTTCTGCGGGTGATGGCGTCGTTGGATGAGCGGCTGGTTTCGGAATTGCGCAATTCGAACGAAATAACTGGCGATGAGGATGATGATCCACGGCGAATCATGAAGTTCGAGTTTTCGGAACAGTTTGCGCCGGTGATTAAGTCGCTGTTGCTGAATAAGGTTGCACCGTTCGAGCCGAAGACTATTGAGGAAATGGTTGCTGGTTTTCGTGCATCGGAAGTATTGCGACCATCGCCGGAAACAGGAACGCTCGTTCTGTGTGGAAAGACGCTAAGTGCATGGCGAGCTTATCTATCGCGTCATAAGTTCGAAAAAACGCTGTCAGAGGTTTTCGATATGACATGGCCCGAAACAGCGGAGTTCAACCCAAAAACCGTCGCGGAGATGGTTGCTGGTTTTCGTGCATCAGGTATATCACGACCATCGCAGGCAAAGGATAACCTGTCGTTCGTTCTGTGTGGCAGGAGACTGGATACATGGTCAGAGTATCTATCGCGTCATAAGTTCGAAAAAACGCTGTCAGGGGTTTTCGATATGACATGGCCCGAAACAGCGGAGTTCAACCCAAAAACCGTCGCGGAAATGGTTGCTGGGTTTCGTGAATCAGGAGTCTCACGACCATCGCAAGCAAGAGATAACCAGTCGTTTGTTCTGTGTGGAAAGACGCTAACTACATGGGGACCGTATCTCGTTCGTCATAAGTTTGGTAAAAAGCTGTCCGACGTGTTCAACATGACATGGCCTGAAACAGCGGATTGGAGTCCGGAGACGATTGCGGAGATGATTGCTGGTTTTCGTGCATCAGGTATATCACGACCATCGCAGGCAAAGGATAACCTGTCGTTCGTTCTGTGTGGAAGGCGACTGGATGCATGGCAACCGTATATAAGGCTCCGTAAGTTTGGAAAAACGCTGTCCGAGGTGCTCGACATGACATGGCCACCAAACGGCTACTGGCTCCCATCCTCAATCGACGAAGCCGTCACCCGTCTCCGCAAAGATCACAAGCGTGTTCCATCATTCGGCGAGCAACCATGTGGCTTCGCAGCGGATCACTGGGATAACATCGCCAAGAGCCTTGGCATAACAGTACCAGAACTCATGCGTCGTGCATGGCCTGATGCGTAGGTCCATAGAAGCGTGTGTAAGTGTTTAAACCTTGATTTTGAAAGCGAGTGTAGTTATGAAACGACGACAAATTCTCAGAGCCCTTGGTGGAGTCAGTGCCCTTACTGCAACAGCAGCGGTCGCTGGTCACAATGTCGGCTTTACAAACGATGGTTCCCCGGCAGTGGCAGTGCCATTTCTCACAAGACTGATGGTCATTGCCAGCGCACTCGGTGGTGAGTCTGTAATGCGTATCGCATTCGCAGAGTACATGTGCTGGTATCAGCGTGGCGTGCGCGTGTCGTTCTGCCATACGGATGAGCAGCATGGCGATCTGTCAGAAATGATGGTGGAGATCGAATTGCTGAAAGACAAGAACGAAACGGCAATTAAGCATCTGCGAAAGATTTGCGCAGACGCATCAGGTCTCAGGTACGAGGCTGTGATGCATGGTCTCACATGGGACGATAAGCGTCGGATGGCAGCGTGGTTGACGGCAGCGTATCTACAGAACGCAGTGGAAGTCTTTGAGCGGCAGTGCGAACCCGTACAACGGCGTTCAGCGTTTGAGGGTATGATTTGTTCAACGAGTATCGAGCATACTGCGACAATGCTCGATGTGCGGTCAGACGGTATTCATCCCCCTGATCTGCTTCGAGCAGAGTTGATTCGCGTATCGCTCGAAATAAAAACGATCGTCGATGAAGGGCACAGGTTCATAAATGTGTCGATTAAGTCGCATGACAACGGTCATTGCACAGTATCTTGCTATGGCGTGAATCATACGCAAGTTGTTCCCAAACAAGGGTCTTGATTAGTATCTACTTAACAGAAAGAGAGTGACGTATGAATCGTAGAAGCATTCTGAAGTCCGTCAGTGGCGCATTGGCATTGGCGGCAGGGCATCGGGTGGCAGTGGCAGTGCCGGAGGTGCCGTCTCAGCAGATATCATGGATGTATCGCGCCATCGCGTTGATGCGTCGCATGTGTGTCGATCAAACAATGTGCCGTGTGTTCTATGCACTGCAGCGGCAGTTGCAATGTGGGTATGAGCCATGCCACATGTCGTCACCGGATGAGTTGAACAGCCTATTGTGTACCCGCAGGGATATGACCACGTTTTATTTAAGGAACAATGTTATTCAGGTTCCCGTGGAACTCCAGAGGATCGCAGATTCATTGGGGCACCTGAGTAACGAAGAACTTGTCCAAGACTTGTCGTGGGATGAGCGACGCCGAATCGGAGCGGAAATCATGGAATGGTCATTACGGAAGTTCATGATTTATGAAATGAAAATCGGCGATGGTGGACCACGGAAAGGGACGGAGATGGTAGGAGGTTGCCGGGTAGGTCCAGATGACATCGCATTCAAAGTAAGCGACGATGGTGTTTCTGGCGTTGAAGCGCTTCTCAGAAGACTTGAAAAAGTGAAAGGCTATCTTCTCGAAGATGCGAGGAAGCACACTGTGGTGTACGGTGAAGTCGAATCTTACGAAACTGGTGAAATGTGGATTCGCAGTTACGGTGTGCGCAATCCAGCAGTCGAAAGTTTCCGATCTCGCGAAACGAAAGTAGGTGCCGTATGAAGCGTAGAAGCGTGTTGCAAGCGGTTGGTTGGCTGATGGCGTTGGTTGGTGGCGGCGTGGCAAAAGCGTCTGTCGATTCAGGAGACGCGCAAGTCTCATTCATGGTTCGAGCGTTAGCCTTAGCTCGCATGATTGGCGATCGTGACCTTGTGGCCAGAACATTTAGGTCATTGAGTCGCGATCTTCTCTTCGGAATGCAAATGACGATCATGCCATCAGATGATGAGTATGATATGATAAGTAAAATAGCGTGGGCATCGGGTATTGGGGGGCCAGCTAGTTTAGACGATCGCATTGATGCACTAACAGACACTGCGAAAGGAATGACGTGTGCTGACCTGTTTCGAGGTCTGTCATGGGACGATCAACGACGGATCGTTATGGCAATTGAAGAACTAACGAAACGATCACCCGGCAACGGGAGGAGAATAACCATGAGTGAAACCGAACCACCGTTGCTCGGCGTGCATCGCCTTGTTAGTTGCGATTCGATTGTCGTGTCATGGGAAGGCGACGGGCAGTTAGAGGCACATGAGTATGCAGCCATTTATCAAGAGTGGCAGCGTAACGGCAACAAGGCGTTTCTTTGCCGCGGCATCGAAGACGCTAAGTTCCTGGCGCTCCAATTGGTGAATGGATCGTGTAATGACTGTCTTGTTTAACGCCATTCATTTGGCAGTACGAGAGAATAAGATGGGAAAGTTCTTCATCTGATAGTTGGCGATGTGCGTAGACGGTGAATTGAACGCGAAGTTCTTCGTCTCGGAATTCGTGAAAGACGTTTGGCATTACGGCGTTCATGGATGAATCCTTTTCAGTAGCAACTAACAATTTATTCATCAACACATCGGTCGCAGCGAAGTTCTGAAGGAACGAGTTTGCTACAAGGAATCAGATTCCGATATCGAGGCTTATTGCATAGTGTTCAGTGGACCATGTCGGCTTGCAGGTGGAGACTACACCTTCTCAAGTGCAGATGTGGAAATGAAGTATTCTCTGAACAAGACTATGTCGTTAATGGAAAAAGCGCTACAAGGAACAACCGGCATTTCCATCGGCAGATTCACGCCGGTTTCATGGGGCGGGTTTGCCGTGAAGTTCTATTGCAAACCAATACGTGAAAATCTCGAAGAACTTAAACGGCGCAAGTACGGAAGTGAAAATTGGATCGAGGAGATGATTGCGCGAGACGAGCGAAAATGTGTCGATTAAGGCGCATGACAACGGTCATTGCACAGTATCTTGCTATGGCGTGAATCATACGCAAGTTGTTCCCAAAAAAGGGGTTTGATTAGTCTCTACTTAATAGAAATCGAGTTGAGTATGAAGTGTCTAAACGTGTTGCAAGCCGTCGGTGTCGCGTGTCCATACGGGCAGCGTGCGATGGAGTTGGCGAAACGAATGTGCAATGAGGATGCGTTCGACGGTGTCGTATGGGAATTGAACACTCGTATTCTCGACAACGACTGTCGCTTCGGTGTCAATGGAATGTGCAGTGAGGATTGGAAGAACATGAGCAGTCCGGAATATCGGCTTGAATTAAAGTCCGAATTGTCGGTCTATTTTCGTGAGCCAAACGCACTTGAAGCGTGGAGCGACAAGGATCTAATCGACGACATGTCATTCGAGGAGCGTTTTCTCATTGGCTCTACAATCGCGATGGAGTCTTTGAAGGAGTACGTGTCGCGAAAAGGTAATGTGCCGGAAGATCGATCGGGCACTAATGAACACGCGAAAGTATTGGGGGCGGCGTCATGGGATGCAGGCATGCTCACATTTAGTAAACCATTTGAAACTCGATCGGCAATGGAGTCGTTTCGTCATGCTATGTCAACAGCACAAAGTCATGCACAATTGGTGATGGATCACGAACGAGTGGTTGTGTTAGAGTTTCGACTACATCGTGCGTGTCTTGAGCCGACATATCTCGGATTTGATTCTACCCCTTAAACCGCACACGCTGTGGCCGCAAGACGCAGACACAAATGGCGGCAATGACAGCAGTGGGTCTGGAGCGTAGAGTCACGAGCGCAAACTGGTATCGTCGTAATTCATTGGCTGTTGCCGTCGATCAGCAGTCCAGAATCGTGACAATCGACTTTCTTTTGTTCAATCTTTAGGGGGGTGGTCAAAATGTCAGAGCGTTTTACTGTTGATCGTGAGTCAGGATATCCAGCTTCAGACGGTAGTCTGTGCGTTACAGACAACCTGCATTACGAGGATTGGCACACTAATGCATACTGGTGTGAACCAAATGGAAATAGAGTACTGTGTGTCGAATTGTACAAGTTCATTAACTTCAGAGGTCCAATGTATTTGCCGGATGATCAAATACAGGAAATGAATAAACTATGCATTCAGTTTATTGAAACGGAGATCTCGGAAGCGGCAGCAAAGTCCGAAGCATCCGAAAAGGAAGTGAACATCGCGTAGCCGCAATCAGTTCTCTGAATTGACAGGGTGATGATGCTGCTGAAAATGTGGCATCATCACCTTTGCGTTGATAAATACATGCAAAACGAAAACAATTCAGAATCTGCCGAAATCTGATAAACTCGCTTGCCAGAATATGGCGATGATCGTATATTCCATAAATAGACCCACCGTCAGGGTCAAGTGTGAGTGCTGTACGCGGACATGTTTCGTGGCAGTGCTTGCAGGAAGCCGTTTAAGAGTTCGGGATATATCACTTTACGTGACCGGCCCCGGAGATTGATGAATCGAGGTTCAAAGATTGCGGGAATAAATCACCACTCGAACAGGATTGCAAAAATGTGCGGGCCAGAATGTATAGTCGCCATCGCGGCAGGGGATGAGCAGGCGTTCGGAAACCTGATGGTTGAGTACGAGCGCAAGATGATTCGCTGGTTTTACAACCATGATGTTTCTTGGGATGTCGCCAGAGAGCTCACTCAGGATTTATTCCTGAAGATCTGGAAAAAGGCCGGCACATTTAAATCGCAATTCGATGTTCACGGATGGCTGTACGCAATCGCGCGGAACATAGCCAAAGATCACCATCGAGCTTTGAATCGTGAAAAGCGGCACGCATGTGTGTTGCAGTGCGATGACTTTAGCTCGATTGCAGACAGTTACTCAGATGAGTCTCGGCGGATCGACGCGAAAGATGTCGTGGATGCGCTACTGGCAGGCGAGGATGAGTCTGTGCGAGATTTCCTGTATGACATGGTAGACGGCAGCGGCAGTCGGCTTGAGGAAATGGCCGAGGAACAGCACCTGAGCTGTGGCGGTGTCCGGTATCGCTACGGCGTTTTATTGAAATCTTTGCGTCAAACAGCAGAATCGTCTGCAATGGTTTAGGTTTCAGCCGTATATGTCATTGTTCGGTGTGTGAATCGCCGCAGTGGCGTGGTTAAATTCGGGGTCTGCATGGAGGAAAGAGAAATGGGTATGCTTTGCTTGAGTCGGAAGGTGGGTCAGTCTATCGTGCTGGCAGACGGCACGATTGAAATCAACGTGCTCGATATTGCGAGAGGGTGCGTGCGGATCGGAATTTCCGCACCAAAAGACATTGATATTAACCGCAAGGAAGTTTATGAACAAATCGTCGTGCAGCGTTCTGAATCTGAGTGCAATCCGGAAGGTGCTGCTGCTGGGTAAGTTCGTGGCTCTGGAGGGTGACCGTCGAGCGGTGGCAGAATCGCTTGGAATCGGCTATACAAGTACCGTGACCAGTATTCGCGAGATCGTGCCACTGCGAAGTAACCCGGACGCTGAGTTGAGAGACTCAGCCGTGCGAGGCTTGAAAGCACTACGAGACGAGATTTCTCGTCTGATTCAGCAGGCACAAAATGCAGGCTGACATTGAATAATCTGCTGCCTTAACTCCCGTGTGGTGACGGTAAAAGTTGCATCGTGGTCCTCCTGTACCGTGGTGTAGTGAGTTGAGGCCGCAGGTTTCTTTTTTCGGGCGTGTGTAGCAATGGCTGAAATTGACGTGCGTGTAAAGTGCGGCGAGGAAGAGTTCGCCGTGTTGGTGCGATCGTGCGTCGTCACAGGTGCAATCGACACGATGTTATTCTGCGATGCAGGATTTGCGCAATCGTACTGCAAAGCCCGCTGGCTGATACCAGTTAATGACTGGGAGGCATACCTGATTCAGCCTCAAGCAGGATCGGCACTGAAGTACAACGAGGAACCTGTGCGTTACTGCGGCTGGAAGTGCGCAAAGGACGAAACCGAATGGCTGCACATTCATCTTGAGAAGCCGGTAGTTGAATTCTGAAAGAGTTTCTGCAGTGTTTTACTGTCCAGAAAATACTTTCCGAAATCTTTGTAAATCGACACCGAATAAGATTGACGGTCGAATCGGGATGGACGATACTCCTGAAGTCGCGAGTCGGAATTACTGACTCGGATGAAACAAGGTTGGCCCCGTGAGGGCTTGGAGAAATTGAGATGACGAAAGTAATAAAATCCAGCAGCGTAGATCTTAGTCAGCGTGAAATTGTGGCGACGTTCGAGTCACTCGAAGAAGCTGTCGTGTACATTGCAGAGCACACAGTTGATGGTGTTAACGTCAGCGAAGATCCCGATTGCGACTATCTGCGGATCGATGGTGTTGACGACTAAGTTGAGTCGCTCAGCAATCCCCAGCCGACCCTCCCGAGGGTCGGCTTGCGGGCGTGGTGACTTTTCGAGTTGGCCCCGCGAGGGCTAGGGAGAAAATGAAGATGAACAATTTAAAATCAACAGCATCAGCAATGTACATCGAGGCAGCAAACCAGACGGAAGAATTCCTCAAATCACTGTCCTCAGATGATCGGCTCAACTGTGACGACCTGCGCGACGAGATCGCCGCCTATCGCGAGGCCGCATCGTCTGGGTCGTGGCCATTACTCTACAGATGGTTCGCGGGAAAAAATACCCCAGTCGTTTTCGCTGGTAGTGCTGGCGTGTATTGGTACGAGGTAATGGCTGACGTCGCTGCTGGCGTCTGCTCGGTTCTGATCCGGATCGGATCGTATTATTACGAGGTTAACAGTGATGGCATGGCGACGGGAAAACACATTCGACTAGCCAACTAATCCACGCCGCCTGACAGCCGATCCTTACGAGGGTCGGCTTGCGGGCGTGGTGACTTTTCGAGTTGGCCCCGCGAGGGCCGGGAGAAATTCATATGAGCCGACAGTTGTCCTCAGACGACATCCTACACGTCCGTCACGGATTAAGATTTCATCTGTGGCGAGTGCTCTGTGAGTCTCCTCCTGTGCTGCCTGATCCGCTGGATCAATGTCGCGATCGGGCGACGCATGTTTTGACGGAGGAAGAGGCGTGTTTCTTCAGGCTATTTATTCCGCCTTTTGTTTCGCCGATCGTCCACGAGGTCGAGACGATCCGAGATTTCGTACCGTCGATCAGCCGACGTTTACGTTTCGCTGAACAGATCAGCGACATTGAGAATTAAGTGCTCTGTCTTTTTAACGAGGGTGGCCCCGCGAGGGCCTGGAGAATTGAACGATGAAACGTTTCCAGATTATCGGTGGTGATTTTAGCCCGATCGAATCAGAGTCGATATTCGACTCAATGGCCGAGGCTCAGGCGTCGCTTGAATTTCTTCAGGAAATGAATCCAGATTGCGATGCACGCATTGTGGAAATCAATGCCGAGTAATTAGCCGTCCAGTTTTTTAAGGCTATGACATGACTTTTGCGAATCGTCAGACCGTACATTTATCGAATTATGCGGTCGCGCTTAGCAAGGATCTTCAGGCCGAGTTGGGCTGCGAGTCCATGTCTGAGCTGCTGGAGTGGCTGATACTGAGTCAGCGTCATTCATTCGTTGATGCGCGTGCATTGCTGAGTCAGCGGAGCAAGCGTGGGCGGCGGTGGCCGAATGTGCTTTCGGATGATGCCGTGTTACCGCCAGAGGGCTGACACGATTTGTGCGTATCGCTTTGATTAAACCGGCGGCGAGAGATCGCCGCCATTGAAACCGACGTTGCCGCCGCTCGGTTTCAATCAATTGTTATGCGGCGATCTGGAGACTTAGCGATGGCCGTAATTATTAAACCCGGACCAACCGACCCAGTCACAAATAGTATCTGGCTAGAGGACACCGAGACCGGGGAGCAATATTTTTTGGACGGTGGAGATGGACAAGACGTGGGGTGCGATGTCGAGACGGGTGATGATCCGTGGTGGTCGGCATTCGTCTCAGGATGCGACGGGAAAAGTCGAGAGGAAGCGGATGAATGGCTTGATGAGCATGCTGATTGTGGAAGCGACGGATGGGAGCTCCCGTCCGCATAACAATGCCTTCTCAGTGGCTTTTTCACTGACATGGTGATTGATGGTCGATTACCAACAACGAAGTTCAGTCCGAGGTGGGCTGAGTGGGTTTCAAACGTTCCGAGGCGGAACAAAGGGGTTTCTGATGATTGATTCATCTTCTGCGCCTGCTGCGCTAGTACCTTCCATTTCTGACCGTCCTATTCGCGTCGTAGTGCTGCGATCTGAGGATAGTGTTCTGTGGATCGAGCCGAACAGAAATGGATTAACCAGCTATGTCTGGTCGCGTCGCCTGAACAGTTCTATAGCCAGGCTTGTTCGGCAGTTCTACACAAAGGCTGAGGCACAAGTCGTCGCACGGCAGCTCGGTTTCCTTTTGTCTGATGTTCGGCAGCATGAGACTCGTTTCCATCGGTTTTGGTGTGTGATCGGAAACGAAGGTGGTCTTCTGGCTGACGAGTCGTCAGTGGTCAATGCACAGTGTGATCCCCTTCAGGATGTGATTGCTGGGCATTCACGGTTTCTGCCGTCTCCGGCGTGAACAAACAATCCCTGCGGGGATTTGTCTCTCAGGTTTCCTCCTCCACGTTTGGCGAGAGACGGGCAACACAGCGAGGTGCTGTGGCTGACGGAAACAAAACAACTGCCGGGAGGACCGGCAAAGAAAGTAAGACCATGTCTACAGTAGCACAGAGTGAGTCACGGTATCAGTTGCGCTATAAACTGACACCAAAGGCGATTATTGAACGGGTGAAGGCGACAGGTGATTCTGGCATTGACGTCGGCGTCACAATCAAGCACGGCGATCCGCATTTTGAGCGTGCGGTTGATTTGATTGGGCTTGACAAGATGAGTGGCAAGTCAAGTTACCAGTGGATCGTCGTGGATGGCGAATTTGATTCGATGGATATTACGGCTGACGTGCTTCTGGATAAGCTCGAGGAGGCTGTCCGTGAGCAAGAGGAAGAATGGGACGAGGCACGCGCTGAGTATGAGGCCGAAGTTCAGCGACTTCTAACGTGTGATCCGAAGGCATTGCTGTGCAATCGCAACGGCGTTCGGAGTGCGATTGATAATCCACCATCGCATGATAAGCCGTGGGTACAAGCTCCTGCGTTGGCCTTCTTGTTTCCGAAGGCCGGAGCAAAAAATCAGTCTCGCAATGAGCCATTGTCAAACAAGCGATGTGCTGACGTGGTGGCGGAAATGGCCAGGTTGATTCAGGAACAGGATATCATTCTGTCAGCGATCGAGGCAGGCGTTAAATCGGCTGCTGCCAACGACCGATCGGGCTGGATCGAATTGAACGGAAGCGATCGTCTGAAGAAATGTTCCGCAGAAGGGATTCAGTGCGACGCGATCTATCGTGATGAGCGGCTGGCGAGCGAGAGGCCGGGTTGGTGCTGGTACGATCAATGTGTCGGCGCAAGCGATGCTCCTCGGAATCCTGACAGTGAAGCATTTGAAATGCTGGAAGATGCGCGAAAGTTCGACGCTGAATCTGAAATGTATTTTCATACAGTGTCAGCGTACGATGAGTTTGACGACGACGGCTTCACTGGCGAGAGAAATAATGGATGGCGTGGCTACACTGCCGAGGCTATGTTTCAGGGAAAGCGAATCACCTTCGGGCTGCCTGAAGAGTTCTGGGAGAAGTAGTCACGTGGTGACGTGAATAAACCGTGAGGCAGGTGGAAGCGCCTGCCTCATTTTGTTTCCAATAGTATCTCTTTGAGGATTACACCATGATGATTTCAGTCGGGGACAATGTACAGTGTGTCGAAGACGGCTGGGCCGGTCGCGTGACAGGCTTCGCGCGGCAGAACGGTGTTACGATGCTGGTCTGCCATCACGTGGTGGCGGGAGAGATTGAATTAGACGATAAGCGGTGGCTTGACCCTCGCGACGTTCACGTGGTCACTTCGGCATGTGCGTAGTGATTCAGATGCCGGGTAGGGTGAAAACCGAATCTGAGTCTCTAGTGTCAGCAGGTTATTGGGCTGATGGCGTGAGGCGGCACATGTACGGTATGGTAAAAACGGATTTGGAAAACCGAAACCAAAAAACGGATTTGGAAAACCGAAATGGAAAACAGAAAAACGATTGAGCAAGTGGCCGGTATGCTTAAAACGGAAACGGAAAATCAATTCCGAAATGGTGCGTCGATGTATGTGTTCAACTGGCCTGCGTCGAGCGACTCGTGGAAAGCGAAGATGCCGACGTATGTGGTTGAGACTCCGCCCACCACAATAACTGTAGCGATTAGTCAACAAATGTATGGCTTGCCGGTGTACGTCACTCGCAGAGGCTTGTTTGGCTTCGTGCCTGATGGGCCGAGTTACGTTCCGAGACGGGAAAAGGCTTCAGAATGCACCTTAAACGCGACGGGCTTTCAGATATCCGTTATGGTTGCATTTACAATCGGAATGCTGTGTGCGATCGCGGGGGCGTTTTGACCGGCAGTTCAGATCAGAATCTGAATCGGATTTGAAAAACGAGCAAGCCGTTTTGGATTTCGTTTTGGAATTTTCGGCTGGACCTGATAGTCCCACACTTTTTTTTCATTGACGGGGGGGGGGTCTTTTTGAAAACCGGGTCGAGCGTTTTTTCGTTTGCGTGGTGAGGTGAAAATCGCTGAGATAATTTTCGCCGGAGGGCAGTTTGGGCAATCTGGCCGTTCCGGTTGTGGTTCCGTTTTTGCGTGCCTGAAATCGCATAGGATCACTCAGGATGCAATCGGATTGAACTAGACGACAGAATATACGCTGAGAATCGGAACGCGGTTAAAGGCACGTTTTGGCGTTTGGCGCTAACGGCATAAAAAACAACGCGGGAAACGTGTTGCCGGGAAATTGTGGTTCCGGGGTTTGCGTTTCCCGCGTTGTGCGCGGGTTGAACTTGGTCAAATTATGGCCGATTGTTTCGGACTGGTTTGTGGCTCCTATCAACAGGACGATGAAAACGACATCGGTTCAGAGAATTGCGATCGATTGCCAGCGATTGTCAGCGATTGTCAGTAATCGTGTTGCCAGCGATTGCCAGTGCTCGCCATCGCTCGCCAGCAATAAAAAAAACGCGGGGAATGCTCAAACCGTTTCCGGAAGGCATTCCCCGCGTTGTGCGCGGGTTTGTGGTTGTGGTTACTATGTCGGAACGGGTGGAAACCAATCGGGACGACGGTTTGTGTCTTCCCACAATTCGGCCAAACGATTGTATTCGGCTCGTTCCTTTCCTTCCAGTGTTTCTCCTGAGATAACGCGGTTCAGCATCGCGTTAAACGTTTCCCGTTCAATTCTTGACATTGTTTATCCTTTCGCCGCAGACTCGCTCGATAGACCAGTCGGAATCGATTCGGTGAACCGGAAGGTTTGCATTGCAGGACCAGCAATTGTAACGCGCTGAATTGTCGATATCAACGCCATCTAGTTGCATGGCGGTCTCAGTCTCAGTTACTCCGGATGGATAGACGTCGGCAGGAAATTGCGAAAGCAATTTAAGCAATTCTTTTCCGCTGACATTGTGTTTTTGCATTGTGGTTGCTCCTGGTAATGGTGAAACTGAAAACGTAGTCAATTCCGGTTTGATGTACTTTCCGGAGTCCAGACGTCTGAAACGTTTCGATGACAGCTTAACGCAATCGGCGATTGTTTCGTTTCCGTGTTCGTCGAATATCGAACAACGGAAACGTTCGCCAAGTTTAAGTTCACTGAACTGCATTGCCAGCCTCAATTCTCGCCTGATTCCTCGCTATCAGGATAGCGCGGTTTTCCGGATTGTCCGGCAGTGTCTCAACGTGTTGCCCGTTGCGCAGGACGACAAGCGTACGGATCAAAAACGGAAACGTACGTTTTTCTTCGGATCTTTGGATAACTTGCCAGCTGTCGGATTTCATCGGTTGACTTTCTTTGACGGGAGTCCAATCGGTTCCGAGGTATAGCGTTGTCGCGTCGCGAACGGCAACCAGTTGAATGCTGCCATTGCTTGTTCGGCGTTGGCATGATACGACATCGGGAACCAACTGGAACCTGATTTGACATCGAGACAAGCGCCGCGGTCAAGCCTGGGATTCTTGCAACGCGAAATGACGATAGCAATCGGAATGGTTTGTGGTTCAATGGTTTTCATAGTCTGAACTCCTGTAATGTGGTGAATTATCAAACTGAGAACGAATTGACGCGATCCATAATTTCGGTTGCCTCAATTTGTGTCATCCCGTTGAGACTATCCAGACTTTCAAACCGCGGATTTGTGTCGAATTCGCGCTGCCATGCCAGGTCGCGTGGGCTGAACACTTTCAGAAACTCGAGATATTCGGAAGAACCTTCACCGAAGACATCTATCATTGCTGTTTTGATATAACCGATTGCAAACCCGCGATTTTCATTATCTGCGGAGATACTTGCGTTTTCCAAATTGCAAAGCAATCTCTGCATCCTTTCAGTATCGTGGACATCGTGAAAATTGTCCCAAACGTACTGACAGAGTGTCTCGGTAAGTGTTTCGAGATTTTGCATATGAACTCCTGTAAGGTGGTGAATTGCGAGCAAACGTAAACCTCGCAACCGTGCGCACGGGATTCCGTGCGCAGTGTTCCAGGGTTTGTGGGAACGTGTTAACGGTCTTGAGAAAGCGGCATCATCAGATAACCCCCATTGATTCCATCACAAGTCAGCAGACAAGCTGTGTCCGGAGAATTGAAACCGATTGAAACGTTTTCAGACTTGCCGGTTTTCAGATATTCGGCAACGTATTTCGGATCGAGCGTAATTGGTTTCAAATGCTGTCCTGTTGCGTCAACGTTGTCGTAAGTGTTGATCCGGACAGCATCACAATTGACAACGGATTTGCCACAATTGGCGGACTGAGAAACCAGTTCAAGCTGCGCTGAACTTGAAAACGGAAACCTGAAATCAACGCCACTTGATTCTTCGTCTGTTGCAACCATTGCCGACTGAACCGCGCTCAAAAGCGTAGCGCGGTTGAAATCGAAATTTGACGCAAATGAACGTGGAATTACGTCACGATAACGCGGAAATCTGCCATCGATGACTGAACCTCGTAGCGAGAAAGCGCCTGGCAATTCAAAAACGAATTCAGTGCGAAGTGTCTGCATTGTCAGAATTCCGTCAATCGTGACTATCCGTTGTCCGGGTCCGCTGGTTTCTTTTGCGTACGCTTGTCGAGACGAAACGACAACTTCGGCAACCGCAAACGAAACGACTGACGTTTTCCGTTTTTTGATTTCGTCCGCCAGCAGGTTCAGCGCGCGACAAGGAATCACGGCGGTTTGCTTGTCTTCCGGCAGTGTTCCGAGAACTTCTGCCGGCAACGTTTCCCACGCAAGACGTCGCGAGTCGGTTCCAACAATGTCGAGTGTATCGGCACCAGTCGGCGCGAAACACAAACCGCCAAGCGCGTAGCGAGACGATTCCGTGTCTGTTGCAAATTCGCAATTTTCGATTGCGCTGAACAGTTCAGTCGCGTTGAGATTGTGCGCAAACGATGCTGGAAAGTCAGACGTAAACGCGGTAGAATCGTTTGGCGCTTGCGTTTTGAGCGTGAAAACCGCGCTATCGGTTTTTACAGTCAGACTATACTCATTCAACACGTTGCAAACGTTCAAAGTGATCGTCACGAACTTCGTTTTCGTTTTCGTGCAAACGTCCAGTAGAGCAACCAATGGTAGCGAGGTTGAAACGTTGCCGGTTGCTGTGTTGCAGTTTTCGGAAAACGCGAACCGTGCATCGGCATCAAGCGCGACGAAATCAACAACGCCTTGATTGATTGAAATCGTGAACGGGTTAACGTACGCAATTTTGCGAGTGATCAGTTTCTTTAGACGTTTCAGCGATTGCGTAAGCGTACTGCCAGCAAATTCAGCCGATGCCGTTTCCGTGTTGCGTTTTCGGAATGCGTGAACTGCCATTGCCAGGAGTTCAGTCGTGACTTTAGACGTTGCCGTTTTGTGCTCGCAAGACAGGTTCACGTCGCAAACGGTTTCCAGATAATAAATCACGTTTTCACGCTTCCATGTTGCCGGGTTTGACAGCCAATTGAAATCGCGCAGCTTGTTATGCTGCGCCGAAGAAACCCGTTCCGCCAAAATCTCGGTAATCGGCATCGGTTCCAAGGTGTCGATTCCAGCGACTTCATTGAAACAACGGTCAACACGTTGTTTCAAGTCGTATCGGTCGATTGGCGCGCAGTGTTCCGGGTTTGTTCCGGTTTGCAAACAATGTGCGGAGCGTACACGCCATGCGTTCCCGTCGGCGCAAACGAAATCAGTGAAACCAGCCGGCGTATTCGCGGTTTCCGCATGCCATGAATGAACCGGATTTAGAAAAGGCATTGTCTCAACGGTTGCCGGTTTGCGGTGAATTGTCAGACGATCAACGCGGCCACCGCCGTAATTAAGTCGATACGAAACCGTTTCGCGTTCCGGTTTCGTCGTTTCGTTTCGTCGTGCAATAGCTAGCATTTTGAGCATTCCTGAATTGTGTTGCGAGTGGTGGCAACACGGGGTGAAGATATCGCGTTGAACAATCAACGCGGGAAGTAGCGAGAAACCTCGCGAGTCTGCGCACTGGAAACAGTGCGCAGTATCCCAGGGTTTACATCGAGAGAAACCCCGCGCAGAACTTACTGCGCGGGAACTTGAAACCTGCGAACTATGCCGAAACGCCAAAGACCCTGCTGAGTTCATCCGCGTTGATTGTTTTGGCCGACGTGAATACGTTCTGCCATCTGTCGCCAGTCCATAGCATAGCGCTGCCAGCCGCACTCTCAGCGGTTTCCTGAAGTCCTGGGGAAAACTGCTGCGCAGCGCGTGTGATACCCTGGATAACGTCAAACGCCGTCACTCGGCTGAACTCGGTTCGCTGGTCTTTAAATCCGTTTAGAATTCCGTCTGCAGCATTCTTCGTCAACCCTGGGATATTCAAGGAACGCAGAACAGCGCCGATTGCCGGAATAGCATCGATCGTCGCGCTGTGTTCGCGTGTCAACAGCATTGCATCGATACCGCTACCGAGTAGCGGAATCTGACGGTTCAGATTCTCGCGAATCAACGACGCAAGCGATTGCAGGTCGATTGCGCCGCGATGAACTTTCTTGATTACGCCAGTTCCTTTAACTTCGTCCCAGATACAACCATTCATACAAATCGCTCTGAAGACACTCGGACAGGTTGAAAGTTTACGCTCGCCAGTTTCCCCATTGCCGAACGCGAGCATTCCGCCGTATTCGGAGTCTGTTTCTGCGCGCATTGAGTCCGGTATCAGGATGTTACCGAAGATAGAATCGCAATTGTCAGGACTTCGGAAGTGCGAAATTAATCCGTCGGGAATGATCGATCGCATAACTTCCAAAAACCAGCGATTGTCGAGAATTGTATACTGTCCAGACAACACAGCGCGCAACGTTCCATCTGTTCGCAGCCTCAACAGATTCTCTTTATCAGAGATATGTCGCAAACCGTTTGTGAAGACATCGCACAATGTGCGCTTGTCGTTGTCATCGCCAGTGATCAACCTGCGCGGCAGTGTCAATCCGGTTCCAGTCCATGCCGCAAACTGGTCAAGTGACGTTTCGGTGAACTTCAACCGCGTTCCGTGTTCATCGACCAAACCGACTCCTGCAGTATCGTTGACAACGGTCAGTTTTCCGAATTCGCTGCAGACGTCGCGAGTCTGACCCTGTTCGCGTTCAACGTGTTCAAACGCCATATCCCAGGTCATCACACGAGAATCTGACGGATCATTCGCGCGCTCAGTCCATCCGCGCGAAACGTTTCGGAAACGATCGTCCATCGTTTGAGTCTGATGAACGAAATCACCGGAACGGCCAGTGCCTTTCAACGGTTGCAAGCTGTCAAGCTGCTCAAACTGGTCAGGGTAATCGTTGAACGTTTCAATCGGTTGAACTGTAATAATCTCGGCGGGTTTCGGCTTGTCGCCGACGTGGACAACGACAAGTCGCTTTGAAACCCGCTTCACTGTCGGCGCGGGAATCGTCTCGACGTCGCGCAGTGCGACATCGAGACGCGAAACGTTTGGCGCTTCCAATGTTGCCGTGTTGCCAGACGATGCGTTTTTCAGATGAGCAAGAAACATGACAGAACTCCTGTTTGAGGTTCGAATTGTGGCAATTCGAACCTGTTGAAAATGCGCCAAAAATGGCGCGAATAGCGGGAACAAACCCGCAATTCTGCGCACTGTTGCCAGTGCGCAGTGTTGCGAATTCGGCCTGGCTATTCTCCCGAATAACCAACCGGAACTGTGATTACCTGGGAAGTGCAAATGTAAACCATGTTCGACCAGCCAGAGCGGGAATACGCTCCCGGAAAGCGAATCCGCATTCCACCGCAAGTGAAGTGTCCACCGCGCGTCCCCGTCAGCTTCGGTGCGTTGCAATCAGCAGACTCGATGACAGGAACTGCAGACGAAACGCCGAAACGGGAACGCAAGTCGGTTCGCAGTGCGGACGCATCGCGAGAATCCAGACGAAGTGCCAGGTTTGACCATGATGAACTCGACATTGATAGAACTCCTGAAAGTGTGTCCGGTGGTGACCAGACGAAACGGAAAAACGGGATCAACAGAAACCCCGCAACCGTGCGCACGGGATGCCATGCGCAGTGTTGCGAGGTTTCAGTCGATTACAACGCAACCTGTCACTGTTCCCCCCCACAATGATTCCGCGAGCGCCGCTGACTTCGCTATTTCCGCAGTATCTGCGAAACCTATCCAAACAGACCGCACGTGTTGATTCGCAGCGTAAAAAACGATTGTTACCTTGTATTTGTACATTGTGAGAACTCCTGTAAGTGGTGATTGCCAGGCCGGTGAATCAGTCACAAGTAGACTGATACGGTGAATAGTAGAATCCGCTATCGTATACGTCAATACATAAATCGTCAGAAAAGGATAGAATAATCACTTACCGACATGAACTCAAGCAATACGCTGGGAATTATCTCTTTCGAATACGAGAGAATCAGCACAGCGTGCCGGATAGTGGGAGCGTGGGAGCGTTGGAGTGCCGGCGATAGACGCTCACGCCACGCCATCGCCTGATCGCTCACGCTCACGCCTGATCGCTCACGCCATCACGCCACGCTCACGCCATCACGCCACGCCATCACGCCATCACGCCACGCCATCACGCCTGATCGCTCACGCCTGATCGCTCACGCCATCACGCCACGCTCACGCCATCACGCCACGCCATCACGCCTGATCGCTCACGCCATCAAAGCGCCCAAAGCGCCAAAGGTACTCCCGAAGCGCTGTC